AACTTGTGAACTAGCCAAATTTATAGTTGTCAATGCAGTAAGATTCTTCAAACTAGCAATATCACCACTAACTTGTGAACTTGAATAGTTTAACTCTTTCAATTTTGTGGAATACTTTAAATCATCTAAACTGAATGAAACATTCTTGCCGTATGAAGGTACAGCATATGCCCAATTGCATATTCTTAATAAAGAATACTTGTCCAAGATAGCTATATCGCAGTCCGCATTAGAAACAAAGAACCCCTGAGTACTTTCTGCTGGAATAGTAATCTTCTTGCCTTTGTTTTCAGATAAAGTTTTATCTGTAAAATAAGCATCACCTATAATTTCCAATTCTGCATCTTTAGTAAAAGTTATTGTCTTGCCTTGTGTAGAAGCAGTTGGAGACTCTGATTTTGCAAAATGTACTCGCATTTCTCCGATTCTCAATAAGCTTGCGTTATTGCAAGAACCATTAAGTTTGGTAATCAAACATTTATTCATAATTGTTATATTTTAATTAATATTATTATTTATATCCATGCACTCTATAAGATGCTTTCCGTGACGAGAATAGCATCTTTCCATTCTTGTAAAGTTTGCCATCAACAACAGTTTGCTGGTCATTGAAGTCAAATACCCCACAGAAGTTTTGGTCAGCCCAAGAAATAAAAAGAACTCCTTCGTCAAACATCTGCACAGAGCTTCGAGTATAAGAATATTTCTTAGGAATCTCATATACTTTATAGTCCTTGATAAGATGATTATCCCAGTCTATACTTAGCTGAACAACGCGAGAAACCATTCTTTCATCGTAAGTACCACCATCAGATTTACTATTAATAAAACATAGATCATTATTACCCTTAGGATTGTTCTCGTAGTTATTCCTTGGATTTTTATCATAATAATTAGCAGTAGGAGTTTCTCCTGTCCACATATTATTGTCAAAAAGAGTGTAGGTTGGGTATTCCTTACCCTCAATCTCCTTCTTTCCCCAATATGTAACATCGTGCTCATGATAGAATTTCCACAAAGGTATCTCATCAGAAGAAATATCAGTTAATGATGAAGGTACATCAATAAACCTAAATCCTTCTTCAAGTACTCGCTTTGAATCTATATAAGCAGAATTATATGTACCTCCAACTCGTCCAATAACTGCCTCGTTATAATCTTTTGTTTTGGAGCCTATTACAACATTGCCTTCAGAATCAACCGTTCTCTTAATTTTCCAAAAGCAGTTCATGTCTCGCATATTGACAATAAGATTACCATCATAATCCAGTTGGATTGTATTCCAATGCAGCATTATAAGTGGACTTTTTGTATATATTCCATCAGTGAGAAGGAGAGGATAATCATTAGTATCGAATGATGCAATCTCTTTCCATGTGCCATTTATCTTTTTTATTTCCTGAATACAAATTCTGTATGTAGGACTTGTAAAAGACCCACTACTATGATTTATAGTAATATTTGTTCTATTGATGTAGCTACAAACGATTAAGTGATTATCATCAAAATATATAAAATCATGAGCGTCGGGAGTATTATTAACCTTTATGTTTGTATCTATCACATTAAAGTCTTTATCGTAAATGGTTAATCCCTTTTCTCCCTTTAAGCCGGCGTAAGAGCCGTATGGGAACATTGCCACATAACGATGTATTCCACCAGAGGTTGTTTCTTTTCTGAACTCAGCATAGCCATACGCATTTGCTCCTAATTTCAGATAATTTGTAACTCCATTCTGGTTTCTCTCTACCAAATATTTGTTATCAACCATTGCTACCCATGAATTGAAATACGTAGTGAAATCTCCACTGCAATTAAACACTGGGAAATCATCAGGTAATTCCGTAATCACGGATGGGTCTATTTTCCTAGCCTTGACCGAGAAATCAGATTCATCAATATACAGTTCATAGTAATCTCCATTTGATGTTTTAATGAATTTCAAATCCTTTGGCATATTAGATGAAGTCACCCTTAACTTATCTATTGTCAAGAAGTCTCCCTTCTGTTCACCTTCAAAAGCATTCTTACCTTTACATATAGCAACATTACCTGCCTTGGCAGCTTCTGCATCAACAGCCATACGTATGTATTTGACATCTGTAAGATTATCTGGAATCTGAAAGGTGCTGCCTAGAGTTGAACCATCAGAATTGAATAATCTCTTTCCATTTTTATCATTAGCATCTGTGACAATAATCATACCTGTTGCTGTACCAGTACGAGAAAACCAGTCTCCTGCCTTACATTCAATTCTGTTTGAGAGTTCATAGCCTGCATTAGGTGGAGAGAAGCTATTTACTCCATCACTGAATGTTTTCTGTATTTCGGAAGGAACAAGCAAATTGATTGTATTATGGTCTGTTATTCCACCCATGATATTCAAAGGTATATCTCCATTAGATTTTTTTACGATAGGAAGGACATTTTTCTCTTCTATCCATTCTTTCTTTACGTTATTTTGATAGTACTGTGAAGAGTTAAAACCAGCCAGTTCATTTTTGACTCCATTTGCATCACGATATGACATTGTTTTACCATCTGCATCAGTTGTAATCTCAGTCCTTCCCTCTGGGTCTTCAATATGCTCAAACTCTTCTGGGATGGTCTCTGACTTTACCTTATAGAGATAATGGCTACCATCAGGAGTAATATACCCAATTACCTTACCCTCTGAATCAGTTTCTACTGCTAGATATTCATTATTGTTTATTGTAGAAAGATGAGTAGTACGCTCTTTGATGTCTGCTACATCAACAATAGCATTAGCAATAAAGGTACTAATATCAATACCACCAACAATCATGTGACCATCATCTGCACTGAAGCCGCCAAGAACCTTGTCTTCTGCATCAATGATAGCATAAAGCCATTCCTCATTGGTTATTACAGAGTACATTTCATGGTTAGGAAAGTATGGTTGTGCATCATACTTAATTCCTGCAAGAACTCTGTCTTCTGCATCTACCACTGCAATGATGTATTCATCATTAGAGATATAGAAGAAGCTGTTAGCAACATCAAGATTTATCAAGCCCTTACCATCTTCCTTTAGCTGGAAGGTTTTAAGGATTTCATCAATACTTGAAAGAGCTTCCTTGATAGCCTTAATATCATCAAGCCACTGAGCCTTAGCTGCCCAACAAGTACCATCTTGCAGAATACCAAGTAAAGGATGATTAGCTGCATCAAGAATAACCCAAAGAAACTCCTCACTTTGAGAAATGTGGTACATGTCATTCTGAGGCAAGTAGGGCTTGCCTGTATCTCTGTAGATACCATAGAGAACCCTATCATCTGAGTCAACAACAGCCTTGATAAACTCTTCATTCTCGATTACCCTAAAGCACTCCTTTACTTCATCTTCGATGAGAGACTTACCTTCCTCTTTGTCCACCTTACCTTCCTGCAACGCTGTGATGTTTGCAGATAATTCTTCCTTGACAGCATTAATAGCTTCAAGAACATCTGTCTTATCCTGCTGACACTGGTTGACAATTTCCTGCAACTTTGCTTTTATTGGTGCAGGAATACCTTTGCCCCATTCAATAGAACCATCAAGCTGAATACCAAAAAGGAAGTGGTCTTCTGCATCTACTATTGTCTTGATGAACTCTGGAGACTCTATTTCTCGGAAAGGAAGAGCAAACTGAGAAACTACCTTATCTTTTGATTCACCGAACTCTTGGGCAATATTTTCCTTGTCGAATTTCTTATCAAGTTCAGTAGCTACCTCTGACTTCTCAGCTTTAGTACCAATAGTGGTATCCTGCGCTTTGTTCTTAGCTGCAAGTTCATCAATGGCTCCTTGGGCAGTGATTGCAGTCATGCCACTAGTCTCGTTGTTATAAGAGACAGCATTTGCAGTTGATGCTCCACCTGAGACGGTGATGTCTTTGATAGCATCCTCCAACTGATGGGTTTTGTCTCCTATCTGCTGCAAGTTCTCTTTGTCTCCTTCAAGAAACACTTGCTTTGCAGAGGCAATCTTACCCTTCTTGGTCTTGGCTAGAAGCTCGTCTGTTAAATTTATACTCATATTATATAATCTTTATACGTTTATGATATTACTAAATTCCATGTAGCTGCGGTGAGAGGATTGGCAGTTCTGTATGCCTTGAAACTGCCTAGATTATTTGTGATAGTCTGAGAAGCAGCAAGGGTTACGTCAAATCCTGCACTGGTTACACGGCTGATTGAGAGATAGCTAGGTACTACTAGCCAGATGTAATCATTATCCTTGGTAGTTACTTTTGGGTTGAATGATACTCCTGTAGCTGATACCTTGTTGAGCGTATTGAGGATTTCTGCGGTCATGGTGGATGCTGGGTTCCCTCCAAAGTAGCAGAGATAGCAAGTCTGTGATGTACTCTTGCCAGTTCTGCCTTTCTTGGTTACTGCAAACTTGAAGATTTCTCTTGCTCCTTCGATTGGGGTGGATAGGGTTCCACCTGATGATGGAGTGGTTGAGATATTCTTTGCGGCATTGTCGTTAATCTGCTTACTGATGATGGAAGTATCAGGTACAAGGGGCTTGTTGTCGCTTGAAACAGAATAGCGAACCTCTGTCTGCATCGTACCTACATTCGGGGTGATGGTGAAGCCTAAGATGATTGGATATACCGTATCATTCAGCTTGGCTAGATTCTCATCAACGTCCTGAATCATTTCTACAAGTTCATCAGGAAGACCAGTTGCAGATTCTATCGCCTTACGAAGCTCAGGGTCTAGTTTTTCCTTTTTCAACGTTCCGTCAGCAATCTTATCGTTCGTGATAGACTTCCTTGCTACCTTTTCTGTAGTTACAGATTCGTTGGCGAAATGCTTGGATTCCAAGGATGCATCACGAACAACTCTACCATCTACAGACTGGTCACCCAGCTTCGGATTGGTTACAGCCTTCTCTTCAACCTTCTCTGTAGTTACGGCTCCATCCTGAATCTTTTCAGTTATAACAGCACCATTCAGGATTTTGTCGTAGGAAACGGAATCCTGAGATAGTTTGGAATTATCTACAGAGTGTTCTGCCAATTTCTCATTGGTGATAGCATTGTCGGCAATTTGCGTAGTACCGAGTTGGTCAGACTTATTGACCTTCTCGTCAAGAGACTCTTTGACGGATTTACCCGAACTTTCATCCTTGATATATCTGGTATATGTCAAGGTCTCATCGGCAGTTCCGCTTACGAGCGTGTTGTTGTATGTTACTTCTTTTGCCATATTATTTTAATTTAGCGTTATACGTATATTCTCCTGCTTTCAACTCATCAGTCCAGTAATAGTAAATATCGCCTACCTTGGTGGAGTAGAGGGATGCGGTGAGTCCTGACAGATAGAACTCTACTGGAACACGGCTGGCGAACCAGATGTATGGCTTTTCCTTTGTCGTTGTGATATTGATAGACTTATCTACAATATCTCCTTCAACCTTTTCAATGTCTTCAATGTTGAACTGGCACATGTTCTTTGCAGCGGTGGCTCCACAATAGTAGATGTTATCGTCACCGTTAGCCATAATGCTGACGTAACCTGACACGGCTGGAATCTCAATCTTTCCGTCCTTGTAAACGTCTCTTGTGACGTCAACACCATCCATGACTACCTTAACCATTCCGATATTGAAACCTTCGGCTGGAGTAAGCGTTGTCTCGAACTTCTCACCCAACTTCAATGTAGCTGGAGTGTTGGAGAGTGTAATATCGTCAAGAGAATAAACGAAGGTGCAATCAGACTGATTCTTTGTGACCATGTAGTAGCGAAGGTCGAACATGCCAACCGTCTCGCCCTGAAAGACTCCACAAGGAACCTTCACCCTTTTGTTGGTCTCAATAATCTGCAAGATGTTTCGCTCAACACTCTTCATCGCATAACCCTCATAAGTCCATGAAACGGCTACATTGTAGTTGCCTACTCCTAGGGTGGCTGGGATATTGCATACAAGCACATTATGCTCGATACCACCGATGGACGTTGGCACGATGATGGAATCATCGAAACAGCATTGCAGTTCCACCTTGATGTCAGATGCCTGAGTCATATCGAAGTCAACCAGCCGATTGAACTCCTTAGACATATCCATCTTCCTTACCAAGATATGGAGATTGAAAGCGTTGCCTTGTACTATTTTATAAATCATATTTGATACACATTATTAATAATATAGCGCAAAGATAGGCAGAATTTTCTCTACCTATCCTTTATCCGTTAACACTTGAACTGAAAAACTTTAGATTAAGCCTTTCCAGCGTAGGAATTTGCGCTTTCTGCTGAGTTTTCCCTTCTTGCTCTTGCAGTTGGTATGATAGACACAATCACGGAAGAGGTCTCTAGCCTTCATGTCTTTATCTACCAACTTTGTCTTCTTGAACGCCTCAAAATAGAAGCGGTTCATAATCATCAAGTTGCCTTTCTGCGTAGGAAGGACATAGAAGATGTCACCGTGGTTCTTCTTTGCTGCGAGGTCAGCCTTAGCCGTAGCTTGGCGATACATGATTTCGCACTTGATGCGCTTGAAAATCTTTGTTACTTTCATAATCGTAATTATTTAATTTGAAACTATATGATGGTTGCTGCCGAAACAGAAACCTTTCTTCTCATTACTCTTGCCTGATTCTGTATCATCTTAGGCATTTCCATTTCATTGAAACAGATGTGGAGTCCGATTGCTCTGGTCATGAGCAAATCATCGTGCTTTCCGTCAATGGCTCCGTATGCTCCATTCTTCTTACGCTCGTAGGTCAGGAACTCATTCAGGCATCGTTGGTCACGCTCAACGTATAGATGCTCTCTGACTACCTGAACCAAAACAGAGATAACCATTGGCTTGGTTGCCACATTGGTATGGAATCCGTACTTGCGTGGAAGACCTTCCTTGATGTCTGCTTCGCTCTGTTTGCGTGCATAGAGATTATCGTACTCATCCTTTATTTGATTCAGGATGAACTCAGACTGGTCACCACCTTCCAAGATGTGCTCCTTGTCTTTCGTCTCCAAGGTGTTGGATTCAATCACTAATAGGGCATTGTCGTAGTACTTGGCTATCTGTGCTGCCTTCCATGCCAGCAAGTCCATATCTATGTGTCCGTACCATTGGGCTACCACGTATGGCTTACCACCTTCCATCATCCAATATCGGTCGAAGACACAGATAACAGACCAGTCTGCCTTACTACCTCTACCGCCAATATCCACGACAACTAGATAGCGGTTTGTGACCTTGCAATCGTCAAAGTACTCTGGCTTGCTCCATATCCACAACTGCCCTGTCTTGTCTTCTGTGAATCGAACATTCTGTAGGCACTTCTTTCCCTTATATCCGTCTCCGTAAACATCACCGATGAACTTAGGTGCTCGGCAACCTTTCTTGAACTGGTCAACCTTCTCTTCTGCAAATACCTTGGCTCCTGAGTGCTTGAAGGCCTCTACTGGGTCAGAAGGGAATCCGCTAGCCATATCACCATGGTCAGTGAACTTTTTGCGCTCCGTGATATACCAGTTGATAGCTTCCAAAGGTGCTCCCATCTGCCACAACTTCCAAAGATAGGTAACTGGCTCCTCACGATTAGACATCGTGTTGGTGTTGTTTCGGTTATCGTATAACCATTTTGCGAACTCCTCTTTCTGTTTCTTACTCTCGAAGTCAAGATGGTATAGGTCGTAAATCTCGAACCAAGGAACAAAGAACGGCTCAAATACCGATTCTCCTGCTTCTGCTGCCAGCCACTCCTGATGAAAGAAATTACCAGTACCATTGGCGGTTGATTCATATACAATCATGGTGTATGGTCTGTAGAGCACACCATTGGTTGCATTCTGTACAACCTCCTCAGGAGACTTGCCTTCTGTCTTCTCCCACAATCCCACCTCAGAACAATGGATAAGGTTGTAGTCTTCACCATTGGCAGAAGTAGGTTTCTGCATAGAACCCACCTTGATTTTACAGAATCGCTGAGGAACCTTCTTTACGTTACCTGATGTTCCGAATCCTACAAACTTAGGCTCGTTCTCGGTATATGCTTCTCCCATTTCGTGCAGGAACTTGGTTGGAAATTCCTTCAACGCTTCATCAAACATTCCTCGGATGGTCTCTGCTGTGTCCTTGACCTGAGCCACGATGAGTGAGTTGAGACCCTTCTGCCACATGAGTTGCAGCCAGAGCATATACATCTGAATGACCGTAGAACCTCCCCATTGTCGGGCTTTCAGCAGGATGAGACGGATAGGGCGATTCTTCTTTCTTCGCTCCTCCAGCCACCTGAGCAGTCTGCGCTGTGGTCTTCTGAGCACAAAGCGGAAGGGAAGACCTCCACCTTTCGGCTTGATATAGATGAATACGGCAAAGAAGAAGAATGGGTCATGTTTCATTCTGATGCGAGTAAACTGCTCCACCAGTTGTTCCATTTCCTCCTCCTCGTTGTACGGCTCATCTATATCCTTGTGCAGTTCCTCGATTACCGCCTTGCAGTTACCGAACTCGATGAGCATTTTGACGAGCGGAATCTTCTTCATTGAAACTGGAAGATACTGTTTCTGAATCGGGTAATCGGGCAGGAAGAGCAGGAATCGCTTATCTCCACAACCTTCACCCTTGACAGGATTGAAAGGTGTGTTGATTTCCTTGATGCGTTTCTCGTTCTCCGTAAGGATGGATTTGTAGTGCTTGGCTAGTGCATCGGTTACTGGCTTGGTGGCGGTTACTTGTCTTGGCATAGCGGTGCATTTAGATAACCCCACAACAAACCTAGTACATAGCAGTAGATGTGGACTCCAACAGCCATGCAGGGAATGAAGATTCCGATACTGATATAGAGTAAGATGATGGTATTGTATCTTACCTTTTTATTGACGTAAGGGGCGATGAACCCCATATAAGCATAGATAAAACCGCTGAGACCAATGATTGGTACGGAGGATTGGGATGGATAGCTGATAGCGATAAGATAGAATGCGACCATGTGACCGATGCCACAAGGTATGGCTCGATAACACTGATGGAAAACATAAAGGTTGATGGCGGCATGGAAGACGTTCTGGTGAAAGAACGGATAACTGATGCGCTGCCAAAGAGTGCAGCCATCCGACAAGCCCATACCATCATAGCCTAGAAAAGTGATACACATTATTATAATGTACCCTGCATAAAGCGCAATCTTCTCTTTCGCTCCTCGTTGCATCTTTTCTTCTCCTCCTTTCTCACCCTATAAAGTATAACGTGCATGGTTTGCGGAGTAAGATAGAAGCTGGGTGCTGGCTCGTAGCATACACGTTTGATAATATCCATCTTGGACAAGTGTGGATATTGCCTTCTGTAATTCTTGAATCTTCTGAAAATCTCCTGATACATTGCCCTTCGGGTTGGTATCATATAATCAATGGATTTTCCCAACAATAAGTCTAATATGACTATATAAGCACGGTCTTCTGATACCCAAAATCTACTGCTCGGATACTGGGATAGCTTTTCCTCAATATCTGAGAGTGTTATATTGTCTCCTGTCGTAAGTATCTCACGATAAGCCCTCAATATATCAGCATCACGTTCTTCTTTAAAATCACACCGTGAATCCTTATATTTCATATCTGACGCTGCAAATATACAAAAAATAATCGAATTAGTCGTATTAGAATAACGATAATTAACGGATAAAGTAGAAATTAGCCGAAAAAGCATTAATTTTGGGCATTGATTTATCAATTAATACATATATATATGCCAGATAATACAAATATTGAACAGAATGCTGGTGCTGCCAAGCAGCAGGAAACGAAGACCAAGAGAGACTTGGCTTTGGAGCGTTTGAAGACCCGCCACCCCGACACGGAGTATGCGGATGATGAAGCTATGTATGGTGCAATCAACGATGATTATGATGCCGACCAGAAGGCTTTGCAGGGTTACAAGGATAATGAGAAGGCAATGGGTGACTGGTTGGGTAGTGACCCTGAGGCGGCTACCTTCCTGAAAGCGATGAAGGAAGGTAAAAGTCCTTATGCCGAGTTGATTCGTACACATGGCGAGGATGCCATTGATTACTACTCTGACCCCGACAATGCGGATGAGATTGCATCGGCTCAGTCGGAGTTCTTGCAGAATGCTGCCAACGGCAAGAAACTGCAAGAGGAGTATGACAAGAATATGCCAGCCAGCTATGAAGTATTCGACAAGTTGGAAGAGAAGTATGGTGAGGAAGCGGTGAATGAAGCAATCGACCAGTGCTTTCTTACGATGAACAATGTGGTGAAAGGTATCTTCACAGAGGATATGATTACTGCTTTCATCAAGGCTAAGAACCATGATACCGATGTGGCTGATGCAGCACATGAAGGCGAGGTGCGTGGCAAGAACAGTAAGCACATGAAGAACCTTGAACTGAGAAAGAAGGGCGATGGTACTGCTGACCTTGATTCTGCCAATGCAGAGGTTAAGCAGGGTGACAACCAGCCTGAATTTGGTGCGCTTGGAAGAGCATCACGTAGGGGTAACATCTGGGAGCGTGGAATGGAGAAGAGAACACGCATTCGATAATTTTATAAAGTAAAAAGATAAATTATTATAATGTTTAATTAATATTCAGAATAACAATGAAGAAAAGTACATTTAATCGGCTGCTTTCCATCTTTCTGATGGTGATGGCAGTTATTTTTGGAGTGAATGGTCAGGTTCTCATGGCTGAGGCGAATCTTCCTGATGGCGGTACTAGCGAGAGTGGTCATGCAGCTGAGGCAGGTGGTGCTCCTGCTGCTGGTGAAGCTGGCAATGGCGGTGCTGCCCGTCAGGATGATGGTATCAAGACAGAAACTAAGGGTCGTGAGCATTATAACGAGAACGGCACGGAGTATTATCTGAACGATATTGATAAGAAGATTACCAAGATTCGTCCGATGGCTACTCCAGTTGACCAGATTTCACGCTATGCTACAACCAAGTCTGCCGACTCGTTTGTAGTTGAGTATTGGAGTATCGGAACACGTCCTATCAAGACTACCTTAAAGGAAGCAACAAACGAAAGTACGGGCACATCTATGGTATTGAAGGTGGAAGACCCTACAATGTTTACGTTGGATGATACTATCCGAGTGGTAGGCGTGAAGGCAATTACCAACTATAAAAATGTAGCTTATTCAACCATTACTGAAGCTCCAACTCCTGATTTGGAGCTTTGTGTGTGCGGTAAGGACACAGAGGGCTATCCGATTGTATATGCCATTAATGGTAATTTGATTAATAAGCAGGCAATCGGTATTCCTGCCTTGAAGAAGGGTCAGAAACTTATCCGTATGGCAAAGAGTTGCGGTGAAATGGATGTTCAGACAGGTAGATTCAATAACCTTCCTGCTGCTGAGACCCAGTATTGCCAAAACTTTATGATTCAGGTAGAGCAGAGTACCTTCGACAAGATTGCTGCCAAGCGAGTGGATTGGGATTTCTCAGACCTTGAAGAGGATAGTATCTATGATATGCGTCTTGCCATGGAGGGTACTTATCTCTTCGGTGATATGGCTTGTATTAACCACGAGATTAAGAATGGTTCTGCCCAGTGGTTTACCAAGGGCATCTGGTGGATGGCTGGTAAGGATATTGAGGTAGGACATGTTGCTACTGCTGACGATATTAAGGCTGGCTACAACAAGAATGAGCGAGTGATTAATGACTTGGAGTTGGTTGACATTTCCAAGGATTTGTTTGTTGGTACAGGTATCGGCAACAAGCGCAAGGTGATTATCGCTGGTTCTGACTTCGTGAGTGCATTCAGTAAGATTAAATCTGAAAAGTTCCGCTTGAAGGACACAGTTGAGGTTTGGGAATTGAAGTTCAAGAGTTGGGAGACAGACTTCGGTGAGGTACTGATGATTCACTCTGAGTTGTTTGACCTCTTCGGTATGAGTGACTGCGGCTTTGCTCTTGACCCTGAGTTCTTGGTTAAGCGAGTACACTTGTCTTGGACACGAAACGTACTCGACTTGAAGAAGGCTGGCATCCGTAACACCGATGCAGTAGTTATTCAGGAGGTAGCTTGTCTGTACTTGAAGTACCCTAAGGCTCATGCTCGTATGCGTCTTGCTAAGGTTCCTGAGGAAGTTTCTCAGGCAGACGATTCTGAGGTGAAGGCTGCTGCCTAAAAGAGAGTTGAATTGCAAATTATTCATTAAATAGTGAGGGGTGTGGGCACTAGCCCCATCCCTTTTTTAATAACACATATATAATAAGGTATAATCATGTTTAATACATATCAAGCAGGAACAGATTTGGCATTCAGTGTTATGGTAGGTAACGAGCGAGTGCGAATTGTTTTCGAGGGTAAGACAATGGGTAGTAGTGTCTATATGACAAGAGACCCGAAATTGCAGAAGGCTATTGAGTCGCATTATTGGTTTAACGACAAATTCTTCTTGGCGGAATCTGTTGACGAGAAGAAGGAAGCTGCTGAAGCAAAGAAGAAGGCTGCTGCAAAGACCAAGAAAAAGGCTGACGAGAAGAAGACCCACATTGTGACAGATGTTGAGGATGCCAAGGACTATCTGGCTGATGCCTTCGGTGTGAGCCGTTCCAAGATGAAGACCAAGGACGATATTTTGGCGATTGCCAAGGAAAAGGGTGTTGAACTAGAAGGATTGGAGTAATGAGTACGTATGCTGTATCTGAACTGGTGAAAGAAGTGAAGGTGCTCTTGGACAGAAACCAAGAGTCTGCTGGCTTGCTGACCCCTACAGATTCTGATACCTTGTCGCAAGGTGAGTTGATTCAGAGTAAGATTGTGGATGCAGCAAGAATCATTCTGATGGATGCTCCTGCCCACTTGCTTGACGGACAGAGATTCGAGGGGCTTGATGTGGTATGGGAGGAATCGTATGGGGCTTATGTGGGAACCATGTATCTTCCATCGGATATGATTAGAATACTGAGTGTAAAGGCTAGTGACTGGAAACGTTCGGCTCATATTATCACAGAGGATGATGATGCCTACAAGATGCAGGGTAGTAGGTTTGGGGTAAGAGGTAACTATGAGCGACCTATTGCTGCGCTTATCCATCATGATGGCGAGCGGTTCTTTGAACTATATACCAGCAGGAACGACAAGGCTAAGGTGGCTCTATCGTGTGTATGTATGCCTTATGTGACGGATGGCAAGATTACTCTGCCTGATACCTTGAAGGATTCCATTACCTATATGGCTGGCTACCTGACTTGTATTAGTCTTGGCGATAACGATGCAGCTGGCACTCTGCTGGGTGTGGCTAGAAAACTGGCACATATTGTTGAACCTACAGAAACACAATAACTATGGCAAAGAAGAAAGAAAAAGCTAAATTGCTATCGTTGAGCAAGGTGATTGATAAGGACGAACTGGATAGCGTGAAGGAATCTCTGAAACGCTTTGACCGACCTTATGAACGTGCCTATGCTATCTTACAGGAGGCTCAGCGATATTACAACAACATGGACAACTTCCGAAAGCGAAGGGAAAGAAACAAGCGATACTGCTACGGAGACCAGTGGGGCGATACCATTGAGTTCAAGAACAAATGCGGTTTTACCAAGCGTGTGAAGGAGGAAGACTATATCCGTGAGCAGGGTAGCGAGCCATTGAAGAATAACCTTATCCGTAGATTGGTGAAGAATGTGCTGGGTGTGTATCGTTCACAGAGCAAGGAACCTACCTGCAATGCGAGAGACAAGGATGAAAAGCGATATGGCGAGACCATGAGCGTGGTGCTACAGTGTAACCGACAACTGAACCGAGAGACGGAGTTGGATGCACGTACCATGGAAGAGTTCCTGATAAGCGGTGCTGCTATCTATAAGAAAAAGTATGGATGGCGAAGAGGTAGGTTGGATTGCTGGACGGACTACGTGAACCCGAACAATTTCTTCATAGACAACAATATGAGGGATTTCCGTGGTTGGGACGTGAGTTGTTTGGGTGAGGTGCATGACATCACCATCGGCAACGTGCTGCGAGAGTTTGCCAAGTCTCCTGCTGAGGCTCGGAAGTTGAAGGAAATATACAGACTGGCAGCTAACCGAGATTTCGTAATAGCTGACTGCACTCAGCGATTTGGTGAGTTCGACCCTAAGACCATTGACTTTATGAATCCTTCCAATCCTTCACTCTGCCGAGTGATTGAGGTTTGGCGCAAGGAGAGTAAGCCTAGATACCGATGCCACGACTACAATAACGGAGATGATTTTAAAATCGATATTGAGGATAAGGCTGATATTGTAGACGCAGAGAACAAAGACAGAATCAGGCGAGGTATTGCTGCTGGCATGATGGAAGAGGATATTCCTTTGATTGATACCGAGTGGTTTATGGATGATTACTGGCATTTCTATTACCTTTCTCCTTTTGGTGATATACTTAGAGAAGGTGAAACTCCTTATGCTCATGGAGAACACCCTTACTGCTTTAAGTTCTATCCGTTTATAGATGGTGAGATTCACAGCTTTGTGGAAGATGTGATTGACCAACAGAGATACGTGAACCGACTTATCACGATGTATGACTTCATTATGCGTGCCAGTGCCAAGGGTGTACTGCTTTGTCCTGAGGATTGCTTGCCTGACGATATGAGTTGGGATGATTTCTGCGATGAGTGGAGTAGGTTCAATGGTGTGGTAAGGTACAAGCCAAACAAGAGTGGTCAGGTTCCTCAGCAAGTAGCCAACAACTCTACGAACATCGGTATCGGTGATTTGCTCAGCTATCAGTTGAAGTTCTTCGAGGATATTTCGGGAGTGAATGGTGCGCTGCAAGGAAAGCAAGGAGTATCAGGAACGAGTGGTTCGCTCTATGCCCAGCAGACACAGAATGCCACCATGTCGCTGCTTGATATTTTGGAGAGTTTCAGCCAGTTTATCATTGATGGTGCATACAAGACCGTGAAGAATATGCAGCAGTTCTATGATGTGGCTCGCAACTTCAATATTGTGGGAAGGGCAGGGCAGATAGTTCGCTATGACCCAAAGAAGATACGAGACGTTGAGTTTGACATCAATATCACGGAAAGTACGGCTACACCTGTTTATAGGCAGATGGCAAATGAGTTCCTTATGACCTTGTGGCAAGCCCAAGCTATCACGCTGGAGCAGTTGTTACAGGTGGGCGATTTTCCTTTTGGTGAGGAGTTGCTGCAATCCGTGGCATCCAATCAGCAAGCTATGGAGAATGGTGAGGTTCCGCAAGGGTTCTCTCCTCAGTTGCAGGCACAAGTGGCTCAGGCATCACAAAGCAATCCTAAGGCTCAGGCGATGTTGCAGCAGATGATGAGTGGTCAAGGAGTGAATCCTGACGGGCAGACTCCACCGCTAGCAGCATAATGTATAATTTATAATTTATAATTTACAATTTATAATTATGATAGCAGACAAACCAAGTGACAAGAAATGGTATGGCAACGGGAAACCTGATGCCAGCCAAGGTAGTAACCCTAACAAGGGTATTGCTACGGAGACCCAAGGGAGGGAAGACAATCCCGACCTTTACGAAAATGACGTGCTCGGCAAGGTGTCGAAACGCAAGAAAAACGACATCTGGACGAGGGGCGGAGAGAAGAGAACTAAATTTAAGGACGAATAAAGAAAGGAGGTGTTTTTATCGTAACTGTATTTATTTGAAAAACAGATAGATACAGAAATATCTACGAGTTTATGGTGCTGCGTTACAGATATTCGTATCTTTGCAGCATCATAAACTTTTAATTTTATATATTATGGATTTTGTAGAATTTGTTGATAAGTATCAGCAGGAAATGAGTCCTGAACAGATGTTGAGTATAGCCAAGGCTATGGGTAAGTATCTCTCATATAAGTTGAGCGATGTGGAGGTACATCATCTTTGTGCGATGGTGTATGGTGTATTGAGCGAAGAGCATTTCGATAAGCACTTTGCCGATGATGCTATCAACAAGATGTGGTATGAGGATGCTGACGGAACTAAGCACATGGCTCCTTTCTTCTCGGATGAGGAGATAAGGGAAGCCTTTGACCAGCATCAGGATGATATTTCTGATTACACCATACATGACTTGGCAGTGACCATGAATCTGCTGAGAAGCGACCATCATCTGCTGCTGGAGCGATATAGCAAGGATGCAGACGAATTGAAGGAAATGGTGGTTATGATGGCTATAGAATATCTGCAAGACCCTGATTGCTTGCATCCAACAAGCAAAATATGGCATACTATTAACGGATAAAGTGACTATATGGGAATCATTTCTTATCTTTGCATATTATTAATGTTAATAGTATAAAAAGATAAGTTATGACTCCAAACGTACGTGAAGGATTGCAATATGGCACAGCTATTGGAATGGTGGTGAGCGGCATCGTCCTTGCCTTCCTATCATTCTTCTTGAACAACTATGTGATTTCGGATGGTGTACTCTGGTACATCAGCCAAGCATTGGTTTACTCTGGAGCAATATTCGGAGTAAACGTTTATTTTAAGACCAAGTTGGGTAATTTTGAGAGTAAGGTGAAGGACGAACTCGCAAGTATGTTGAAACAAGTAAAGGAAAGTAAATAATATGAAGGTAACAAGAGAACAGATTTTGGCGATTATGCCGAATGCGAAGGCTAAAGTGGATGCTTTTCTGCCTTACATCAATGGTTATGCAGATACGTATCAAATAGACACTCCTAAGCGCATGGCGCACTTCTTGGCTCAGATAGCGCATGAGAGCGGTGAACTGAGATATACCAAGGAACTCGGCAACAAGAACTATTTCCACAAGTATGATGTGGGCAAGTTGAAGAACATGCTCGGCAACCTGAAAGATGGTGACGGCTACAAGTACCGTGGCAGGGGCTTGATTCAGATTACTGGCAGGGCGAACTATCAGGCTTTGCAGAACAGCAAGGAAGTTACTGAGGATATTATGGGGCATCCTGAGTTGCTGGAGCAACCTAGATATGCTACAAAGAGTGCTATGTGGTGGTGGTGGAAACACGGCTTGAATAAACTGGCTGATAGTGATAGCTTTCTGGCTATAACAAAGACAATCAATGGTGGTACTTATGGTTTGGAGAACAGACGTAAGTACTTGAAGAGGGCATTGGTAGCACTCAAAGTGTAGGCTTATGAAGAAGTGGTACGATACTGATTTCTGGCAACTCCTGATATATGTTTTTGGTATGTTGCTGATAGCTTTTCTTCTGTCGGGATGCAAGACAAAATACGTCCCGATGGAAAAAGTTATATGTCGGGACGTAGTAAAACACGATACGCTGCATACTTCTGACAGCGTTTTCGTGCGTGATTCCGTATATCTCAGACAGAAGGGAGATACTTGTTTTCTTGACCGATGGCATGAGAAGACCATCTATAAGAATGTGTATAAGGTGAAGGTGGATTCCTTCCTGAAAAGAGATTCTATCCCAGTACCCTATCCAGTAGAGAAGGAGTTATCCAAGTGGGAGCAGTTTCAGTTGAAATACGCTATCTGGTCATTTGGAGCACTCTGTGTCTTGCTAGTCGTTTTGGGTTATAAACTATATAAAAAGATAAAGAATGGCAGACTTAGTAATTACAATCAAGAGAAGTGACGTGTATGAGGAGGTAGCGAAGACTACTGCCTATATAGGCGCAAAGAACAAACTGGAGGATGGTAAGTCGGCATTTGACCAAGTATTTGTGACGGATGCAGACTTGGCAATGATTGAGCGATTCTATAATGAATCGGTTGATACATTGATGAATCTCCTGAAACAATTTGTTGAAGAGATTAATGATGAGGATGGAAACATCAACTGGAAGCTGACCTTATCAGATAGATTTGATACAAAGATGGAGCCTTCCATTATCCGTTCCGCTACATCATACCTCGTGAACAGCATCATCGGGAAATGGTGCGAGATTACTGCACCTGACAAGGTGAAGGAGTATGCTGATAACGCTGCTGCATTATTGCTCGACATCAAGGATAAAGCGTTTTTCAAAAAGAAACCAACACGAACAAAAATTTCATAGTATGGCAAGAAAAAATTTAGCGATAACGTTGTATATGAGTGAACTCATTTATGACTTTCAGAACAAGGCATTCCTGACTGGGCGTAGCAGAAGAGCAGCAGACATGGATGCTGAGGCTGCCAGCAATATTCAGGCAAGTGATGATGATGAAGACAAGAATCAGGCTTTGCGTAGCATTCAGAATGCGTATAGCCAACTGCTCGTAGAGTTGAGTGAGTCGGTTCAAACAGGTAATGGTACTACTGCGTCTAACGAGTTGATAAGTGATGATACCGATATTGTCATAAACCTATCCCTTCCATCCAATTATCCGCTTGCTTTGAAGGATGCGCTTACCAGTTCCATCCATGACTATATCATCAACAAGGCTTTGATGGATTGGTTCATCATTACCAATCCTAATGAGTCGAAGACTTATTCAGAATTGTCTGTTGTTGCCATCAAGAATCTGCATGAGACCTTTAACAGACGTGAGAGGCCAAGCAGAACGGCTCCTAACGAATAAGGAAGGAGGTGAGTATGAAAGAATGCAGAACATGTAATCTTGGTTACAAGGTAATGATAGAGCTTCAGAAGAAGGAACTGGTGTTTGACATCAAAAATACGGCTTATGTCTATGCTGATTCCATCTCCAGTTCTGTAGAAGACCTACACCTGATACATAATGTATATGATGTGGGCGAGGATTGTAATCGGGATAAATTGGCTAGGATTCTTGACTCAGCGGTAGAAGACTGCAAGGAAATGCTTTTCCGATATACCAAGATGGAAATGCTTGGAGGTGGCTTTGATTCCAATGAGTGGGAAGAATGCGTAGGTTCCCCGACAAATGATGAGGATGCCTATTATCTAGCCATGAGAATGCCAAGTGGATTCTCGAAAACAAGCGTGCATACCATGATGGTATATATCCATAACTATATTGTATATTATTGCTTATACGAATGGTTGATGCTTGTATATCCTGACGGTGCTGATAGGTTATGGGAACTTGCCGATGAAAATAAACAGAAGATTAAGGATGCCAGCAATCGCTCGGCTGGAAGAGCAAGAATAGCATTGCATCCATTTTAATGTATTAGTCGTTTAAGACTAAGATAAAGCAAGGGTAGCTATCCATCACGGACGGCTACCCTTTATTGTATTAAATGACAATAAATTACATTTTTCTAATTTTATGTTCCACTAGATGTGGATTCCTGCTTGGTTGTAACGGAACCGCTGACAGTAGCATTAACAGAGCCGCTTACCGATGCACTGACTGAGCCAGTGACAGCAGCATCAATGTTTCCACTGACAACCGTCTTGACAGACTCAGGTAGAGTCTTGACGTTAACGTCTGTAGCAGCCAGCTTCAATCCGTTCTTCTGCTGGTCTGCATACTGGTTCTTATCCTGAGAAATAAAGTTCGTGATGGCTGTAGATATGTTGTAGAGCAGTTTATCGGTGTCGCTGCTGAGAGAATCGGAATCAACCGATGCGTACTTGTTGCTCTCAACGGTTGCCGATGTTGTCTCCTTCTCACGATAGAGAACTGCCTGATTGATGAACTCCTGAGCAAACAAGAATGACTTGCTTACAAGTTGCTTAATCTTGGTGTTGTCTATATTGAGCGGATTCGTATACCGCTGGAGCATAGACTGCAAGCAACTTGCTGCTACTTCTTCTCTAGGCTGTAGGGTAGCGATTGAGAAGATTTCCTCTGTTTTGTCACTTTCCTCTGTTCCACCTGTTTCTGATGTGGTTGCTATTCCATTTCTAGGGAATGGGCGAGCGTTTGATGTTCCATCGGAAGAAGTTTCTCTGACAAGTTTCGTTCCAGTTGTCTTTGTGATAGAGGATTCTACTATCTTTAGCAACTGCTTATCTCCATTTACATAAAAATAGCCATTTGCTAAAAACTCATATTGCTTTCCGTCTAACATGATGTAGCCGAAGTAGTCTGACCTTCTTATTTCATAGAACTTTATTTCTGTAGCTATATGCACTTTGTTGTTGGCATCCATATAGCCTACGGATGCTCCATTTCGTGCACGCTGTGAATCAAAAGCTAATAATGTATATTCTGCCATAATTATCTGAGTTTATTTTGTAATCTTGATTGGAACTCTGTAGATAGTGCGCTGATAGATTCGTTTGGGGCAAGGTTACCCATGAACACGACCCTGAAATATTTGTATGGGGAACCTACAAGATTTCTGAGATACATATTTGTAGACGAACCAACGTAATACCAATTAGATAAATCATTACTTCCAAATAGAACCGTTCCACACTTTCCTTCCTGAATGATTCTGAAATATCCTCTTGTGATACAATCAAACATGGTCTTATAAGCATCTTGTCCAAGCGTTAAAGGTCGGCTGCAAAGGAAGAATGGAACATTATCTATAGGTTCCTTTACGTACACATCAAGTATGTTTCCTGCTTTGTCTGTAGCGTATGACTCAGGATATATATTTACTCGCTTGTTGAAGACATTGTGCATGGCTCCCCACATCTTGCTTTTCAAAGAGTAAACGTAAGCATAAGTATAGTTCGGGTTAAAGACGATGATACGACTATCATAATAGTCGTAAATCATATCTGCTTCTTCGATATACTTACGGAAATGGACATACTTTACATCAGACTCAGGAATTTTACCTAGTGCAAGGAGTTTGTTCGGATAGGTCTTATCCTTTGTTGAATGTGAGTAAATAGAGGGAAAATAGAAAGGATAATCATCCAATACATCGGTAATGCACTCAGATTCTCGTCCTCTCTGCATCATGATTCCTCGTTCTGTAGGGAATAGAACGGCATCATCAATCTGCAAGATACCCTTCGGGTTGGAGCAAATATCTCTATTGGCTGGCTGTCGGGCAATATAGGTTCCTTCTTCTCCAAGCATCAATACCCATACACCTTCATCGGTAAAAGCGTATAGAGGAGCATCACCAAATTGACCTTCGCTTATTGGTCTAGTGTTAGCGGCAAGTGTATTTATGATAGAAGAACCAACCTGAACACTATTCTTTGCAGGGAAGATTAGAGGATTCTCAGCTTCGCTTACTTTCACAACAGAAGAATATGGAAGTGCATTTGTGTTTGTTTTATAGTTTTCGTACTTGCTTACAATATTGTTCCATTCCTCTTCTGATGAGGTTTCCCATGGTAAAGCAAATTGCGGTACGTTTTCCTTTCCTTCTCCTTCTACGTAAAAAGAGAATGCTGTAGTTTCGGAAGAATGCAAGTTTACCGTAGATTTCTCAAACACAGAAGTTCCAGTCTTTTTATAGAATGTGATTTCAGATACATTTAAGATTGGTACACATACAAAGTAATATAGTCTTGCACCTAAATCATCAACCTTGCACCAAAATTCTTTGTTTGATGCTTTCACTCTAACTATTCCTTCTGTATTTAATTGTGCATCGTTTGATAAGTTTGATAATGCTGGAGTGATATTACTTATCAAATCAACATTATATCCTTCTTTTACATTCCCCACATGAAGTCTATTATTGTATGTAATCGCACATTTACCTCCTAAATCAGAACGGTATAGGTTAGCCAAAGATAAAGACTCTTCCGTTCCCTCAACTCTTTTGAGTTGAAGTTCTTTGCCAATTTCGTCTTTACTGATAAATAGTGAATGATAGAATGATAGGGAATCTATAGCATTTGCTGCTTCCTTTCCTGACATCATTGTGAAAAACATTTCACCTTGGTCTTTATCATTTAGTTCAGGTACAACGTATTTGGCTGCTGCTGATTCTAAATTAACGAATGATTCGGCTTTGCTTAAAAAAATATCAATGCCTTGTATAAGATTTGATATTTTATCAAGGTTATCTATGTTTGCGCTAATAGTCCAAGTTGCTATTGCTGGTCCAATCGACCAAAATCTCTTGTTATAAGGGTCAACACTAACAGAAGCTAAAGTTGCACTATTCCAGTCAAGTTTAAAAATATTGGAAATGCTGTAGTAAGTTCCATCGTATAATCTGATGGCTGCTACTCCAAACACAAAATACTTTTGCCATTGTTTTCCTTTGTCGGACAAAGTCTTATTAATTACAGCGTCAAACATGTTGAAAACTTTTGAGACTTGGTTTACATTCATTCCAGTTATCTTTCTACCAGAAGAACTGCTTTCATAAGTAACATAGTCCCAAAATTCATCACCTAGCGAGATTTCTGCTGAACCACCTTGATAATCAAATTCTTTAAAACCGATTTTGATTCCATAGTTAAAGTTATCTCTATCAAATAGCTGATAATTATCGTCAATCCAATATAAGTATTTGATAGATATTTCTCCAACAAAATTAACTATATTGCCTACTGCTGTGACGGCATTAACGTGGAATCCGTTCAAGTCGATAGGGTTCTTGGTTCCGTCTCCACCTTTTTCCATCCAGTACCAAGTATCATCTGATTTACGGATGATGTAGTGGGAGTGACTCGCTTCATCGTGTATTACCTTATGCACCAGTTCAATGGTGTCTCCTGCATCCAGCGTGATGTTCGGCTCAGCTACCACTGGCTGGTGAATAGGGTGGAGTGCCCCATCCTCGTTGATGAGGTTGAGGCAGGTTGCCAACTCACCATCCTGACAATTATAGTCGGATGGTGAGTGTGTCAAGCCTTGAAATATTACATCTTGTCTTGCTGCCATGTGCTTAAATTTGAGTTTGGTCGCATGATTTCGTAATAAGGTTCTCCTTTTTGTGACTTGCGTGGGATGCAAGTAAGGCGAACCATTCTGTTGAGTGGAAGGTTGTACTCATCAAGGATGGCGGTGATGGAAGGGTAGTCGCTCCTGAAACCTACCTTCTTATACTTCTGATTGAATTGAAGCTGAGTGAAGGCGGTGTTGGCTTTGCGAAGGTCTTCCCAGTCCTCACGCATACAGAATCCGTATGTTCCTCTTTCGGACAATCTGAATACGAAGATAGAGGTGTCTAAACGTTCCTTGCGCATAATGTGGTCATAGATACCCTTGGAGAGTGTTACCGAGTTGGCTCTTCCGTCCAGTACCACAAAATCGTTGCGGTGTCGGAAACCATTGACTTTATCTATTAAATACTTGAATTTCATTTTGCAAATATAATATGAATTTATGTAATACTTACTTTATCTGTTAATGATTCACGTCTTTTCCTGTTGACGGCTTGCATCAGGCGGACGGTTCTCTTTGCATTCTCGCTACGGAGACAACCGCAAGAGCGTGTGAATCCTGAGAGCAGGGCTGAACTGAGGATTTTCTTTCCTCTGCCACAATCACACTTGCATATCCAATATACTCCGTTTCTTGCTCCCTTTTCAGAAGGGGCACGGCGGCAGACAACAAGTCTGCCAAACCTTTGCCCAGTGAGGTCTTTAATCTTAGCCATACTACTTCTCTGCCAGTTTCTTTGCCTCTTCTACTGATACTGGCTTTCCGCTAAGAGGAATACGGAAGTCGAACTTGGAGCGGAAACCATAATAGCCTACGAAATCGAAGCTCTGTTTCATACGCTCATCTGTGGTGATGTACTTCTTGTAAGCCTTCACCTCCTTCTCTGAGCGGTAGATGGTGGAGTTGACGAAGTAGGAACTAGTTCCCTTGTTAGCGATAACTGCAATAAAAAACTGCTTGCCAAGGAATTTTTCCTTGATACGCTGAATAATTGAGATTTTCTTTGTATTCATATATTAAATTTGATAAATTATTAAGAAGAATGCAGATAGGCTGCACTCTTTTTATTATTCGATTCCACAATATACGATGCCATCTTCTTTGTTGATTCCTCGGAAGTGTTCGCATCGCTGGCAAGCAAGGCTACCAACCATCAGGATTTCTCCTGTGTACTTGCCGTATATACCGAATGGGCAGGGGGTGGTGTACTCGAAGTGCCCACCGACATATTCGTTGAGATTATATTTGGGATATTTCATACTCGTTCTAATGGATATAAATTGAGTTTTTCGTACGCTCTTCTGAGCATTCCATAGGATGAAGAATTACTCCATCCGCATGATTTCGGCTCAGGGCAGAATCCTCTATATACGCATTGAGGAACACAAGCGGATGCAAGCAAAGGTTCTATACAAGCTAACTCGTCAAGTACCTTATACCATATCTCTCTTGTCTCCTTTGATGCCTTGTTACATAGTCTAAGTTTGGAGATATTGATTATCTCCTGAGCGTTGAGGGATAGCTGCAAGTTGACCAAATCATCCTGACGCATATCGTGGCGAGATACCTTTGAACCAGTAATATCTGGACGTGATGTGGAGACGAATGGCTGTGCGTGAACATGGCGAACAAAGTGATTGCTCACCCAGTATGGTATGCCATACATCTTAATATCGAACTCCAATTCTCTGAGCGGTGAATGCTCGCTGAGAATCATCTGTTTCTTGAACTCATCGCTAGGCTCATGTCCTAGCGGCTCCTTACCTTGTGTGAACCGAGCAGCATCCACTACACGCTGCCAGTCCGTTACTCTTTTGATTTCTATTTTCATAATTTCTACTCTTTGCCAATGTACTTTCCTGCTAAGAAACCTAACACAAAACCCATAATCGTATAACAGATAAAGGTTAAAGATAAAACTATAACTTCTGACATATTCTATTCTTTATTTTCTTTGTCTGCTACATCATCACCAAGAACTTCCTTTATTTTCTTTTCAAAGAACTCGCCAGAAGAGAGTTCTTTTATAAGGGCATCAATATCTGGTAATTCTGCATCTATTCCGTCTTCTTTCTTTATAGAGGAGGTATAGTCCTTTAGTACTTTCACCCAAGGGCTATTAGCCATATCTGACAATGAATCCTTTTGAAGCTCATAGGCTTTCTTCAACTCTCCGTTATCACGGAAATATCTGAGCACTTCCGTCAATGCAGAAACAAAGTTTTTGTCGTGCATCGGGTTGCTCTTCGCCTCTTCCAGTTTTATCATTAGGAAGAGTAATGATGAATGTAAATCTGTTTTATTCATAATTATTTCTTTTTAGTTCTTATTCTAACATTAAGTTCCCAAAACAAAAAGTTTATACTAATTTCATAGAAGTAGGTTTTGGGAGTCCATACGACTAAAGTCGGTATGAGATAAAAGCACCAATCGTATTTTCTTATAAGATACTTGAAACTAGAACTTATTTTCTTCATACACTACTCCTCCTTATCAAATTTCGATATTAATACAATGATTCTCTTATGCCTTGATATAAATATTCCGAATGGAACATCAAGACGAGAATTTGCTCCACTAATAAATTTGCAATCCAATCTTTTCAATCTGTCATTCCATACTACCTCAATAGCACTTCTAGTTTCGAGGTTGGAAATGATGTCACCGATATAAATTTCTGTTCCATTCATATCCTTCTCACCTGTAAACTGACAGACCGTAGAAGGGTCAACTCTAGGGCATATAATGTGCTCACTTTCACCTTTCCCCATATAGATATGAATACCATCAGACTTATGCAATAAGTCTCCATAGACCCATTTGCCATTATAAATACTCTTTGCTTTGAACTTGATTTTTTTCATTTCCATAAGCTATAATTCTTCTTTTTCAAATTCTGTTTTTGGAACACGATAATAAACTGCTTTTCCAAAGAATTCTTCTACGCCTTTTAAGGGCATTATCTTTTCTAAAATATTATGTACCTTCGTGCCTTTTCTAACACTAATAGATACATAATCATATCCATCATTTATTAGTAATGGTGAATTGTTTGTCATATACACCTTGCCATTATTGGAAAGATTACTATGATTTCTTGCAGGCTGGTAGTACAATCCACTAGCCTTATGTTTAATTCTGTAAGGTTTAACCATAACTATTCCTCCACTTTTACGCCAAACGAAACTCCGTCGGCAAAGGTGTATTCCTCGAATAATTTATCATAACTAGTTGGTCTATCATCAATACCAACTACAGCTAAGAAATCACCTACAGCTTTTTGAATAAAATATTTTCCAGTAGCTTTCAGCTTCACCCACCCAAATGGATAATGCTTTCGCATTTCATTCCAGCACTCTTCTGCGTCCTTGAATGGGCGACACTTTGGTTCTGGCTTGATGCGAAACATATCAGGTGCATCTTCCAAAGTTCCCATTGGTAAACCTTCTCTTTCTGTTAGGTCAACCCAATTGTCTCTTTCATTTAAAACTTGAATGACCTTACCTTCTGCAAAGGCAGAGATAATATCCATATTCTTTTTAACACTTTCTCTATTCATACTCAATCCTCCAATTTTATATTATGTTCATCTGCGAAACTATCTTCTGCATCCTCACAATACTTACCCTCACAAAGTGATTCAGGATATGCTCTGTTAGTAAAATACTCTTGACAGCATAACTCACAGATTTCATTACCATAATTATTTCTCAACTCTTCTCTAGTCATTACTCATTTTCCTTTCTGACTAAATAGTCGTACATAGGCTTGCGTTTTTTAAGATATTCTTTACATATCTTTTCTGCCTCTTCCTGTGTATCACAAGTTGCCACAACTCTATCGGGATATGTGTCCCAATATCTAACTACCTTAAATTTTGTCATATTCTAGTCCTCCAACTCTTTAAGTGCTCTTAATAATAAAATTTCTGCCCAAGAAACAGCAGATGCTACTTCTGCTGGCGAAGTTCCAATTAGTGATGTTTTTGCAGTATATTTAAGTGCTTCTTTTATGTTTTCAATTGCTTTTTCTTTGCTCATCTTACTTTAAATTAAATTGCTTTGATAAAAACGGATTACTCTTTATGAAGTTTATGATTTCTTCTTCCGTATGAATGCCTTTCCAAAATAATTCGGTATGGTCGCCAACTCTGTCTTCATCTACCGAGAATGGAACGCCATAGTTGGTGTAAACTTCTCCATGATGTTTAACCAAGTGGCGACCAGGATTACTTCGGATATTGTCTATCCAAGCTTCATTGTCACATTCACACCATTTTTTGTATTCGTCCTCATTCAGAGACTCATCAATACCAATAGGGTAGTGTCCGGAACAACCATTTGTACCTAAATAAATAATCTTTGCCATATTCTCATTAATTAAAACCAACCTAGATGGGCGGCTTCATTCCACCCATACTTACCTTTGCGCATTTCATCATGGAAGTTTACTCCACGCTTAATGCGCCACTTGCTTATCTTTCTTTTCTTCATATTCTAATCCTCCTACTCTTTAAGTGCATCATTCACCTTATTGGTGATGAATCCAATTAGGTAGGCATAGGCTTCATCACTTTCGTGGCATAGGCAGATGCCTACCTTTTCCATTATGAAGCACACACAATGGAATATCTCATGTGCCAATGTCCCTTTGTCATTTGCATCAGAAACCCATAAAGCAACCTGACCACTACTAAGTAAGGCTGACCGTCCAATACTTCCTTCGTCAATATCCTTCCACATTTCGTTATATGCTTTATTCGCATCATCATTGCTCAGATGCTCTTCCAGCGATGACTTCAATTCTTCTTTTTCACCTACCACGAAAAGCATATCAATGTTATAGATGTCTATCGGTATTACTTTGTTCATCGCTTATCCTCCTTTTTTCTGTTTCTTTCTATATGCTTTAGTTGTGTAATACTTATATTGCCATATCGTTTATACATACCTTTGAGATATGCAATATAGCTACTTAATGTTATTTTACTTGCATCCATATTCTCTTCTTTTTACCCTCTCCCTTTTACAGGAGAGGGTGGTTAGTTAATCAATCTTTACTATTGCTAAAGGAAGAACATCTTTAATGTTTCCATAACAAGTATATACTGCCGCCATGAAATCTTCCTTAGTAAGAAACTTTTCATCTGGTGGCAATGTTATATCTATTGTAAACTTAATATGTTTCATATTACTTCTATTTATGCCCGAAGGCGGTTAAACATCAAATCTTTCTGTCTTTATGAGATATTATCTCACACTCATTTCCTCTATGATTCCAATAACCACATTCGTAGCATTTTCTTCCTAGAAAGGACAATGGTGGTTTACTTGTGTTGCTACACTCATACCTACACCTCCATTTCTGAGTTAAGTCCTAGACCAAAGAAAAGGTGCTGTAAATCTGATACATTTCTAACGCATGTTAACCAAACTACATTATTATCGTTTACAACTCTGTAAACAGAATATTCATCATACTTTCCACATAGATGTAGATGATAGCTATCGTTTATATAATCTCCTTTATCGTTCTTCCACCCATTCTTTTCTAGAATCTCAGGGGTAAGAGGACCACCTGACAATTCTGCTTGATTTACAGGATGTCTTACATAAGATAATTCATAATTATTTAGTCCAAGTGTATCTATGATTGTATGTATTCTGTTTTTATACATAACAATATCACCAACTATATATTTCTGCGCCATACGCTTTACTTTTTAATATTGTTAAACTTTTCCTTGTCTTCATCATAAGGACATTTAAACATCAAAGGACAAATTCCGCAAGGTGTAATCTGTCTTGTTCTACATTTTCTTCTTGATTCGTAGCTCATACGTTTCACTCCTTAACTTCTTTAAATATGCAACCATCCTGCTCAACTGCTTCCTTTGGAAACAAATCGGAGACATAAGCCCAGTATTTCCAGTCCATACCATCTTTACCATAATTGGAAAGCATTTCATAAACAAAAGATATACTAAATATATCAACTTTGCCACTATTGTATACTACTAAGCATTTTCCATTTCGTAGTAGAGGTTTTTTGTTAGCAGGATGCCACAAGTCCTTTAGAAACTCGTGGATAGCCCAGTTAGCACCTTCTTTGAAATCTCCAATACTTCTAAGCTGAAAATATGCAGCTTCATTGGCATGTTTACTAAGTACTTCTGTCTTTGCTGCAATATCAATTTTCTTATCGTCTATCATACGCTTTAATTTCTCATGATGTGACACTTAACAACCTTGTTTGCTAGATGAGGTTGCGAATTATTGAAATTCTCTATAAACTGACGTTCCATCTGCTCAGGGAAGATGGGCTTGGTGGGCTTTGGGATGGTGATGGTAGCTTGGATTTTGCTACCATCACTCAACGTCATTAAGCATCTTCTTGATATTTCTTCTATTCCAAACATATTACTGTCCTCCTAATATAAGCATCCGTGAAGGTACGGACGGGATTCGTTATACTGCATTTTCAACTTAATGTGTTCAACTAGGTCTATGCCTTCTATGTGTGCTAGGGCGAAGACCTGAACAAGAATATCCTGCAATCGCAAGGTGTTCATCCATGCTGGCGAGCAGGAGAAAGGGAAGTAGGTCATGCGAGTGATGATGAGGTACATGGCATCAGGAAGGGAGTAGGTTCCGTGCTCGAACTCAACCTTGTGATACTCCTCTGTCTTTTTGAGTTCAATATCATTCATCAGACAGATTATCTTCTGAGAGTTATAGAATCCCAAAAGCGACATGATGCGGATGGCGATGTCTGCAAACTCAGATTGTACGGTTCCTTCCAAGGATTCCTCGTAGGCTTGCTCCTCAGATACTCCCAGCCACTTGTTGTAGTCTTCAATGCTTCCGTTACGGCTGTGGCGTTGAGCTTGGATGGTTTCGCTCATTTCTGTGATGATGAGCATTAACTCTTGGTTGATGTCCAAATCAGGCTTTAACAAGCCTTTGACTTTGGCATTATCGTATGCCTTGGTCATAAACTGCTTTAGCAGTTGTTGTGTTAATGGTGTTGTTTCCATATTGTTTTTGAATTTATTGTTTTCTGATAGTGAATGCCATATCGTTGAGGGTTCTGCACCAGTTTACCTTGCCTTCTGCGCATAATTCATTGATGGCTTGATAAGGCTGATGGCATCCTCTGTTGATGATTTCGGCTGTGAGGACGTGGGGCGGCACGATGTGAGCAGCTTCACGCTCAGCCTGAATCTCAGCGATGATGGCTAGGATTTTTTCTTTCTCTGTCTTCATGAGGTGAAGGTAAGAATGAAACTTGGGTGACTAAAGACTGATACATAAGAATTTCCTTATTTCCGTTTATGTCCATGCAGCACCATTTTCCACCTATCATGGTTCCGATGATAGGTTTCTCTTTGTACCACATGATAAGGGTCTTGCCTTCAAAGAGAAGGCGGTGGGCTTTGCTTACTCGCTTGTCTACCTTGATATAGCCGAATATGTTCATGTTAGAAGAGGGATAGCTGACCAGTCTTGTCATGGTAGTGATTCCCAGAAGGGAATATCAGTTCCTCGAACATGGCGGTCAGGCAGTTGGTTACTATTGAGTTTCCTGCGAGGGCATAGAGTTTGCTCTTGCAGATGATAAGTTGACCAGTCTTCTCCTTGCTCAGGAGTTTGTCTATGTCAGCTTCGTGGACTCCCATCAGTCGGAAACAATCTCTTGGAGTGTACTTCCTGATTTGGATGGAGTATTTCTTTCCGTTGGGAGCAGTGTGAATGATTTCTTTACTCATGGTTGTTACGAATGTCATTGATGATGAATCTATTGTGGTTAGCATGGTAGGGGCGATGCCTTGATATACTTGCTGATTATATAAGTCTAAGACTTGCCCCCCCATATCAGGCTTCACCTTCCCTGATAGGAGCAGGGATTTCATTCTCTTTCCTCCAGTTATCATATCTCCTTTACGATTAAGAATAGTGGGATGCAGTTACCTCCGTGACCCATGGCTGAATTGAGAGTAGGAGAGATTCCCTTGGTGGAGTAGACTCTGGTCTGCTGCTCTATTCTGCCTTTGGTTTGGAGGTTTGCCAGCTTTATAATTTTGTCGCACATTATAATTTCTTGATGATTAAGACTCCACCCTTAGGATAATGACCAGTATCTAGCATATTCATTACGCTGGTCATAGAAAAATTGGAGGTGACTGCAACAGAGCAGCCATCAGCCGTTTTCGGTATTGAAATCTTCGGGGTAGAGTTTTTCGATTGATTCATTGATGTCTGCTTTACAGAGATACTTTTCTAGGAGTGGCTGAGACATGAAATATTCGGGAGATACATCGTCTTCTAAGATGTCCTCAACCGTAGTTTCTAACTTGATAGGCGAAGGGAAGTGATACTCAGGGTTCGGTTCGTCTTCTGTGCGTAGGATGGAAATGACAAAGATGCGCTCACGATTTTGAGGGATTCCGTAATCTTTGGCATTCAGAACCTTGTAGAAGGAGGTGTAACCGAAGTAGTCGAGGTCTTTCAGATATTGGAAGAAGTACTTTCTCATTGACTTTGATAGAAGACCTTTCACGTTTTCGAGCATCACATATTTAGGATGCTTGGCTTCCAACATTCTCCTTTCTTGGAAAATAAGAGAAGAACGTGTGCCGCTACCTTCCTCTGCTCCCTTGCGAAGTCCTGCGTTTGAAAAGTCTTGGCAAGGAGAAGACCAACTGATGAAATCGAAGTCGGGAACCTCATTCCAATCAAGAAGGGCGATGTTTCCGTAGTTTGGGATTTCTCTGCCATGAAGAAGTCTATAGGCTTGGATGGCGGAAGGTTCAATCTCGGAGTAGCCCACTACCTTGAAGTCGAACTCAGGATGCTTTTCTTTGAGGTATTTGAAGGCTAGGCTCTGGCTGCCATACCCAGCGAATGCTTCAAAGACTCTGAGGGGATGCTGCTTGTTGTACTTACTAATTTGTATCATTGTGGTAAACGGTTTCGTAGATGTTACGGATTCCACTGGATGCCCAAATGTTCCATTGTTCCGTTGTCACGATATATCTCCAATGGGATTCTACATGAACTTTGTGGGTCGTTCTTTAGGACTTCAATCATTCCGCATATTCGCTTGCGAAGTTTATTGTCCTGTGCTTCTTCTGTAAGATTCTGCAATTCGGCTTTTGTTCTAGCGATGAGCTGACTCATTTCAGAAGGCTTTTCATTTATGGCTGCTGGCGGTGGTGTTGCTCCGATAAGTTCGTCTTCCCATCCTCGCTGGTTAAGGAAGGTTTGGAAGTTCTTTCTGTACTGCTTGTCGGGTTGGGATATTACATAGAGAGGAATATACTCTATAGCTGCCTTGCGGTCTTTCTGGCTCATAGAGTTCCACTTCTTTTCGAGTTTGGCTTTGCAGCCAACCTTCTTTTCGTAAAGGTTCCATGCTCGTTCAAAGGTATATTCGTCTTTGACTTGCTTTGGTGGAGCGGTTACCTTGTAGCCATTCTCTTCTAGAAGCTGGATGGCTTGTTTGATTTCATCTGTCATAGTTCACCATTTAAATAATTGTCGATTGCTTTCATAAACTCATCTATAGAGCGGACGATGATGTACTTGCCACCATGTCGTTCTACTTCGTATTGGAATACCTTCTGTTCGGGTTCCTGCTGTCCTTTGGGTGTCTTGTTTTCTATGCAGAGGAAACCGTACTGAGAGGTGCGCTTCAGGAGCAGCATATCAGATACTCCTGCCTTCATGCCTTCTTCTTTGAGCCATGCGGCTTGTTGAGAAGTTCGCTTGCCACCGTTAGGAACGGCAAAGAAGACACCTTCAAGGTCAGGATATACCCCACGGATATACCTGACCTCTGCGGCTTGCAAGTTGTGCTCATCATAAGATGAACGCTTGCGTATCTTCTTGCCTTCCTGCTGTAGCTTTGCCTTGATTTCAGCGTAGCTTGCCATTACCAGTCTGTTGAGAAAAGGTCGTTGAGAGAATCTTCACCCATCAGGCGAATGGCTTCGTTGGCATGGTCAGATGATAAAAAATATATCTGTGCAGTATTAGTGCTCGTTACATATTTAACCGTATATCCCGAACCTTTCTTTACGATAACGTATTTGGATTCTGTTTCATCATCGAAATTTGGTTCCCAATCTAATTTGGAATTGATATACTTGGCAATATTCTGCAACTTGTTAAATGCAATCATGCGCTTTGCCTGAGCAATAGATGTGCAGTTGTCGAAGTCGTTGTAATTTGAAGAAGTCATTACCCATGATGAAACCTTGTTACTTTCATTAAGGTAGTACGCATCCTTGTTATAGAACAAATCCTTGCAAATATCATCATAAGTGATAGGCTTGCCTTCCTTATCATCAGGAGTCTTCTTCTCTTCTCCTTCAATCTTCTTGCGAATCATCGGCTTGCCATCCTCGCTGATGAAGACTTGAAGGTTGTCTGGAATAGGAAGTTCTACGGCAGTACCATCCGTCGGGATAGTGCATTTGGTGAGACTCGCCTTTCCGTTATTGATGTTGGTAACGTCCTGATTACTGATGCCTTCTGCATGAATATCAGGAGTCTCTTCCTCGGCATTCTCTGCCATCTTCTTGGCAATCATATCTACTCCTTTGCCAAGGAGTGCTCCGAAAAGCATTGATGCAAACTCTGGTAACTCTGGGTTGTTGTTGCGCTGACGGTTACGTCTGTTGTTGCGCTTGTCGTTTCTACGTGTCATACTAACTATAATTTTGTAAAATGTTATTAAACTCGTCTTCTGTAATACCATTAGCCATGAGAATGGTTAGGATGGTATCAAGACATCTACTATATACTTCATTGAAGGCTGGCTCATCCATCTTGGCGAAGGAGATAGACTTGGCTCTTTCTAGGAACTTCTGTCCGTTGAGGTCGTAGAGCGGTTCGCTGAATCCTGATGTTATCAGAAGCTGCTCACGGAATGTGTCTATTGAGCGGAGATTGATGCGCTGCTGCTCTGTGAGACTATCCCATGCTGCTCTGATAAGGGCGAAGAACTTACGATGGAACTTTACGTTGCGTGGTCGGACGATATTCGCCTTGACGATGGAACCAACCTTTATCTTTTTCATTTCCTCGTAATCATCATCCGTGTATGGGCGAAGACCAGTGGAGGTTCTTACTAGATGGATTTCCATACCTTATATATTAATGTTTAGAATGGGAGACCACTTTTCTGCTGACCACCTGCATATTGAGCATTTTGCTGAATAGGTTGACCGCTTGCATTAACCTGAGGAGGAAAAGTCTGCATCTGCTGCTGAATAGGTGCTGGCTGCGGTGGATAGTTGGCTGCTTGCTGCTGAGGAACCTGACCTATTTGGCTCTGCATCATCTGACCCTGCTGCTGGGCATTTGGTCGCTCCACCTTCCAGCAGTCCAACTGGTTGAACCAACGTCCGTCTCTAGACTGATGTGCCTTCAATCCGATGTTTGCGGTGATGATTTCACCAATCTGAATGCCGAACTGCTGAATCTTGTCAGAACCGTAAACTTGGATAACGGCTCTTGAAGGGTACTGCTGATTCAGTTCCTCAATAACATACTCTTGGGAACTCCATTGGGTTCCGTTTTGGGAAGTTCCCATTTGAACTTGCCCTGCTGCAATAATCTTGCCTGTAAACTTTACATTCATATTGTTACTTAATTAAGTTTGATTCTTATTGACGGCTTGGAGATACTGACTTTTGTTAATTTCTCGTAAGCATTTGGATATTTCTCTTTGAAGAGTTTCATGTCGAGCGTTCTCTTAGTGGTGCTATCAACATAAGAGTAAGAACCGATATTGGTCTTGATGGATTTCTGTTTGTTGGCTTCCATCATCTTCATCATCTGCTCCTTCAAATCATCCTGCTTAATCTTTAGGGCATCCATACGAGCGGAAACTAGTCTGTACTCCTGCTCTAGTGCTGAAAACTGCTCAGGAACCTCTACCTTATATTGATAGTCGGTATCATCAGCGAGATAAGCGTTGATTAAATCGTCAATCTGGTAATCAGCTACCCTAGGTAGTGGCTGGAATTTGCTCTGTCCGTTCTTGAACCACATACAAACAATCTCCTTCACCTTCAAGTCTGGATTTTGCTCCTCGAACCATTTGGCATAGATGGAAAGTTGGAGCGATACATTGTCGTAGTGGAGGGTGGCTGTGGTCTTGTAATCTACCAGATAGATGTTTCCTTCCTTGTCGGCAAAGATTCCATCAATGGCAGAAGCGAAGTTCTCGCCATCTGTAACAAGATACTCGGATGCTACATAGTGTAAATCGTATGCGACTAACATACTATGGAAGGCAAGAAGCTCTTCCGTAGGGTTCGGGTATTGTTTGAGGTCTGCATCGAAGATGGAACAGAAGGTTTCAAACGTATTGTGGATAAGACCTCCTCGCTCTGCTGCCTTCATCAATACCGATTCAGGAATGTTCTTGTAGGTGTCGGGGAATGCTTTCTTGATGAGCGTTCCAGTTACACCTTTCAGTTCCTTCTTGCCAATGAAGTACTGATGAGACTCCTCAATGAATGTGACCTTTGGCACATTCAGGGTTATTTTCTTTGTTTCTGCTGTCATATTATTGTAATCCTAATTCTTTCTTCTTAGCTGATACTGCTTGCATGAACTGAGGGCTGGCGGTGAGCGGCTTGTATGTCTGAACAACCCATACCAGATTATCCTTGTTGACACATCTGCTAAGGTATGCCAATCCTTCGTTCAAGTCATTGGTGTGATACTGGGGTGTTGCTGGCTGCTGGGCGGCTTGTGCTGTCTGAGCGGTTGGATGCTGAGTCTGTGTCTGCTGCTGCGCTGCTCTACTATCCTGAGCACCATACTTACTATCAATGTCTATGATGTCCTTTCCTGCCTCGAAATAAACGTCTGCTGCTACACCAAGTGCCTTCATTGCAACCGACAAGGCATCTGTGAGTGCCATCTTGTAGCATTCATCAGATACGTATGCACCCTTGCTTTCCATTGATACTTCTGACGAACCTCCTGTTCCTTGGATGGCATCTGACCATTCTCCGTTCACCTTGATAAAGAGGTCGATGTTGCAATAGGCTTTTACCTCACTTCCGAAAGTCTCTGTCCACTGCTTGGTGATTACGTACTTCCAACCGATTCCGCACACACCAAACTGCTCTGTCATAGCCTTGATGCGCCACATTGGGTTGATGTCGTGTTTTCCTCTAAGTCTTCCTGACTGAATTTGTCTGAGTGCCTGTTGAGGAACGACTTTGAGTTTGTTGTAATAATCTAAATTACCCATATCTTTTATGTATTTAAGTTGTTATTGATACTTCCATTCATAGTGGCTACATCGGTAGCCACCATCTGGGTTACGTTTCGGATTGTCACACATGGTCAAGAAGAGACAATCGTGACAACTGCTTGCTTTATATCTCATATTGTATAGTTTAAATGTTCAAATTAAAAACCCCACGATTCTCACGAATGGTGGGGGCGAGTGTTCGTTATTTTAATATAACCTGAGCGGTCGCTACCGTCTCACAATGTAATTTGTATGGTAAATTTCAACATGTCAATATTTGCAATTTCCTTTAGAAAAGGAGGGGCTGCTAAATGTAATGAGAAAACAGCCACCTCTGTGGAGCGACATCTATACAATCTTGCCGGATGCTGACTCGCTCCTTGGTTCTCTTCTGCATTTATGGAGGCTTAGAACTCCCAGCACTAGTAATCGCACATATTGTGATATATTTACTTTATGAATCAGAACTATTTATCAACTATTAAAAAAAGAAATTCAACTTGCTGGCTGCATTAGAACCGATTTGTAGTTGTGCGCTTCTACCTTTCTGCTACCTTATCTTTAAGGGTCACGGCATGAGGTCTGCATCTTCACAAGTGAACTCCAAGCGTTCCAAATTCCACCCAGTGGGTGTATGTATTAGCTTGCCACTTCCACGTCTAAGCATCATCTGTGGTTAATGATGCTCCTTTTGGGTACGTGTACCTCTCTAGGAAGGTTTATCCTATCCGATATAAAGCCTTGGAATCGGGCTATATGGGGCGCAAGGTGGGACTCGAACCCACGACCTCGAAGGGGATGAACCTTCATACTCTACCAACTGAGTTACTTGCGCTGGCTAATCAACAATTTATACTAACTTAAAAACATGAGTAAAAAATGACTATATTTATCACTTGTGGAGACTGGGAGTAGCAAACTCCAAAAAACCTCTGCTATTTACGAATGAAAATTCGATGGCTGAAACATTACAAGACTTAACAAATTAATAATTTAATACTAAATTCAACTTGTGAGGTTCAATCTCCTTATATCTACTTGCCTACCTCCTTGAAGTAGGAGCGCATTTCCTTTATTAAGAGGACAAACATGGCTATAGATGCCACGAACATAATATCTGCGAACATAAGTTTATCTGTTTAATGGGTTACACAATAGGCTGCTGCCTCTGATTCTATCTCTGCCATGCTCTTGCTGCGGTTCTGCATCATCCAGTCTTCCAACTCACTCTTCTTGAAGTAGAGTAGGTTGATGTTTGGCTTGTAGCAGGGGAGTATGTGCTTTCTGACGTTCTCCCTCACTCCTCGAACCGTCATGCCTAGTATGATTGCAGCTTCCTTAATGTTGAGAACATTCTTTGCTGCTATCAGCGAATACTGCTCGATGCGGTCTAGCTGCTCCTTAATCTCTGGGTCTATCATATCAGTTGAATTTGAGGGTTTGTTGACTTGCACTAGCTGCTTTGGATGGCTCTGTTCCACCAGTGCCCTTATCGCTGGGAGTGTTCTCCTGCTCTATTAAGGGGAGAATGCCCTTCGCTTTGAGTGATTCATATAGGAAGATTCTTCCTTTTGTTGTCCACTCGGTGTTGTACTTCACATCGTGCCGACCATCACTTCTTAGTATATCTACCGCTCTGCTGTGAACGTAACCACCAGTGAGGAACTTTCCGTACAATATCCACTGACCTCGAACCTTATGCTGAATCTTCATCGCTTCCAGTTCTTTATTCAGCTTCATGGCACTCATTCCGTAGTCTTGTGCTATCTGGGTGACGGTCATAGTGGCATTACTCTGCAAGATTTTGTCGTAGTAGCTGACCTTCGGCAGCATTTCGGTAATCTTGTTGCCCAGTTCCATGTTCTCCTTGCTGATAGTGAGGATGGTTGCTTGCTGCTGCTTGTTCTCCAAGGCTAGCTGCTGTTTCTCCTCCTCAGACTTGACCAGAGATTTGAGAGCTTCGAGATAGTTCTGAGGAACGGATGGCTTAGTTTGCTCAATCTGTCTCTTCATAGCGTTGAAGGCTTCTATGTATTTCAGTTTGAACTCCATCGCCTTCTTGCCATTAAATCCCATCGCCAGCAGAGTGAAACCGTCTTGGTTCATGATGAACATTGGGTAACTCTGTTTGTTCTGCTCATTGATGTAGGTCGTTTCCTCAAACATCGGGGTCTCGTCATTTTTAACGATACCCCCTTGAAGTATCTTTCTTATTGCTTTGAGGACATTATCATGAGGCTTTTCAAATACCTCAGCAACCAGTTTGCTATTTGTTAGAGGTTGGTTGCTTTTACCTCGGTAAACGATTCCAGTCATATAACCTCCTTCTTTATTATTAGTAGAACACTATCTTATCGTCTTCTATACCTCCGAACTCATTCAAGGCATCCTGCCTGATGCTTTCGGCTTGACTGCTCTGACTTCTAAAACCTAGAGCGTTGTAGATTGTTTGCTTTCTGCAACCATACCGCTCAACAAGTTTTTTTCGTCCTTCAGGTGAAACTTTGATAATTTTTATCTTTTTTACTTGCATATCTTAATTTTTTGTTGTAATTTTGCTTTTAATATATAGCAACTTACTTGTTTACGGTTGCAAAGGTACTCTTTTCCGAGTAAACTACCAAACATTTTCTCGAAAAAGATTAGTCCTTTAAGATTAATTAGTTAGTATTTATAAATGTAAAATGTATGGAAGTAACTATTTATCAGAGAGTTAAGTTGGTTTTAGAGGATAAATCTATTTCCGTTAACGCCCTCTCTAAACAGATTAATGTAGCGCAAGCTACCCTGAATCCTCAGTTAAGAGGTGATAGAACTTTAGCAGCCAATATCGTAGCGAAGATACTGGATGCCTTTCCTGATGTGTCTGCTGAGTGGTTGATGCGTGGTGTTGGTACTATGTATAGTAATCAAGATGCGGATGATTCTTCTTATATGGTTGCCGAAGAACCTAAGCATGATATGCCTGAGCAGGAGTATCATCAGGATGATTCCGTCTGGAAGGCGAAGTACGAGGAGTTGGAGAAACGCTACGACCAGCTACTATCTATCTTAGGCGGTGGCATGAGACAAGCAAATGTAGGGTAATTAAAATGTGGTAGAAAAATGAAAGTATTAAGATGGATTGGTGTTATTCCTGCTTCTATAGTAGGAATGTATGTATGTTACTTGTTTTCTATGTTAACTGGTTATTTGAACTTTGGATGGGGAGTAACTATTAATGGAGAAACGATTAATATAGTCGGTGCTATAGTTTCGATATTGGCGAATGGATTTGCTGGATATGGATTTGTCTATTGTGGTGCTTACGTTGCTCCAAGATATAAGGGTGTCACGGCATTACTATTGATGATTGTTCTTGTGATAGGTGTGATATTGGGAATTTACCAAGATTTCACTTTAGGGCGAGCAACTATATTAGAGACTATTAAGTTGCTGGTAAATCCTATTGGTTCATATATTGCTTTTGAGTCAATTAAAGAAGATGTTATAGCAAACATAAAAACACCTGAAAGACCGATGCAGGACTTCGGTGAAAGCAGGGAAGACTACATGAAAAGAGTGAATGAATATCGTGATAAAATGAAAGAGATAAAATCTCGTAAATGGTATAATGTATGAATGTGTTTTTATTAATTCTTCTGTTAATAGTACTTTCTATTATCTTGGGTACAATGCTGAACTGGATATTGGTGGTAATGAAAGGAAATGACTTAGTGTTGGTTCATAAAAGAATGGGGGTAATATAATGGAAGTATTTATTGGTATAATGTTGCTTTTGGCTATTATTGCTATAATATTTGTACAGAGAATAATAAGCGTGAATCGTGAGCTAAGTGAAAAAAGAGCAAAGGAAATACTAGGAAATATGAGGAATAGTGAACCTCGCACAATACCAGAACCGAACAAGCAGGATTTTGGTAGATGCGCTAATGCAGTTGGTCACTTTGGTTTTGATGTATCAAATCCTATACGAATTTCAAGTATTTACGATGCTTGTTTCAATAAATATATTAATGGTATGTATATAGGCAGAGAAAGAATCTCTGGTTATATTGTTGTTTCTAAGTGTTGGTGCTCTTTGTTCGGAGAGAAACCAATTTATAGGGTTGGCATTAGAAAAAGTGACAAGAAAAGTTTTTCAACGCTATATTTTATTGAGGATGGTATAACGAAGCCACAATATTATCCTGATGGAATTTTGGATGGTTCCGATTTGTATTTTCAAGATGTTGTTGAGAATGGAGGTCATGTTTCCTTTAAGGATAGCTATTTCCAAAATAGAATGTTGCTGAAAAAGGAAAGTTCACAAAAAGCAATACCAATTCTTAAAGAAAAAGTGTATAGCTTTCCTTTTCCAAAGAAGAAAGATGATGAGGATTCTAGTCAATTTGCATCAAGAGTTGAAGACCAAAGGATACGCAAAATGTTGTCTGACGATTATTGGAAATTTGTTAATCTGCATAAGAAAATTGCGCCTGGGCTTTCCGAGATTGCGAAAGAAACTAACGAGGAATTTGCACAGAAATGGGAGAAAATAACTGGTATCAAACGAAACGAGGGGGAATCGGCTTGGAAGTATATGATGAGAGTCAAGCCATATAAGGATAAGATATTAGCTTTACAACGTAAGCAACAAGAACTGGAGCAAAAATTGAAAGCAGCAAAATCAAAGTCCGAGTATGAAGCTGACGAAATATTAAAGAATTACAATGGAGAAAAATAATTTTCCCAACTAGAAAAATAAAAATCTCTGCAAGGCTGACTGCCTTACAGAGATTTTTTATTCCTTGTCGAAGAACTTGTCAATGAGTCCCATTGCATCATTCTTCTTCTTATCTATAATCTTGGCATAAATCTCGGTGGTGGCGATTCTTGTATGCCCCATCAACTTACTGGTAGTGTAGATGTCTGCACCCAGTGTAAGCATCATGGTTCCAAATGTATGCCTTGCAGTATGGAAGGTGATGTCCTTCTTGATTCCTGCATTGGCTGCCCATACCTTGATGTGAGTGAGAACCGTCTGTTCGCATCCCATACCATTGAAGATGAACTCGTTTCCGTCCTGCTCAGGCAACCATTCTATAGCCTTGCCTGACAGATTGTAGGAAACCATCTTGTTGGTCTTCTTCTGTATGATAGACAGATGCCATGACTTGGTTCCATCCTCGTTGGTCACTTCCCTGATGTCTGACCATTTCAGTCTCCTGATGTCTGAGATACGCAAACCGCAAAAGCAGGAGAACATAAATGCCTGCTTGATAATTGGAACCTTGCATTCTGTTTCTGCCAGCTTCTTCACCTCCTCAATATCCAAGAAAACCCTGCTAGTTTCAGGTTTCTTTGGCTTCTCACGCTTATCCACCTCGCTGAATGGATTCTTGTATATCATCCCACCTTTCACGGCTCTGCTGAGCATTTCATTGAGGTGGTTGCAGTACATAATCTTGGTGTAGCTTGAAAGCGGCTCTCCATTACTCTTCTTGGTGTTGTTCAGGAACTCAATGAATCCCACACAATACTTCTTGTCAATGCTGGATAGCTTGATGTTATCTCCCTTGTAGGCGATGAGTTGCTTTCGGGTGCATTCTATCTGTGCTGCGATGCGGCTTGGAGACTGCGATGTCTTCATCTTATAAGTCTTGAAGTTGTCTATCCAATCCATGAGCTTCATCTTGCTCTTGACTGATATGATACCCGAAATGCTGTTTTTGATGTCCAGTACTCTCTGAGCCTTGATAACATTGGCGGTAGCCATAGTTTCAGCATTCTTTCTTCTTGCCTCTGCCTTACCTCTACCCACATCTGGTACGATGTAGAGTTTCAGGAACTCATAGGTTCTCTTGCCATCCTTGTAGATGTCCAGATAGACACTCTTGTTTCCGTTGGCAAGTTCCTTGAATCTGATAGTGACAGGTTCTTTTTCGATTGTTTTCTTCCTTCCCATAAGCCTTTCTTTTATAAATCTGCTGCAAAGATAAGCATTTTTTTTGTTACTCGCAAGTTTTGGGTAACAAAATAGTAACAAAACTAACACGTATCTGATGTATAGGTAATGTATATCTATCTTTCGGAAAATTAATTTTCCGTAAAGGTAAAGTGTTGATAACTAAAAGTTTAGATATACATTTGATATACATTAGGTAACAGATGGCTTGAAGTAGGCTATTTACTATCTTTATTATTCCAATATGATTTGTTTTATTGGCTAAATGTCTGGTTTATAGATAGTTTCTTATTTCTTTGTTTTTAGTGGGTAACAAAATAGTAACAATAAAGTGTTAATCTTTGCAAAGTAACGAACTTGCCAACAACAAATATAAGAATTAAATCTTATTCATAATTAGTTTTCAAAAAGACTTTAACTTAGATTAACATTGATACCTGTTGTACATCTATTGTGTACCTATTGTACATCTACTAATATCTATTTTCGATTTCTTTTATATTCAACACTTTTTATCATTTGGAGGTTCCAAAAATTATTTCTATCTTTGCATCGTCAAAGTTGCGATTGACACATACAGATTTGTCCTCCTTTCAGGCTTTAAGCCTACGAGATATGGAATCCCTTGGTTAGCGCAACATGACCTTGGGATTCCTCTTTTTTATCCCAGAGTTTTTGACAAGACAAGATGGAAGACTATGGGCTAGATACCTTCCGATTCATCAAGTCTATAAATTGCAAGGAAGACCGCATGGCAAATCGTAGGAACTAATAGCAGAAGACGAGCGGAGGGGAATCTACTCCTTATGCTGCTTAGGTTAACTGATGTAGAATTATCAAGTGACCAGATGATGGGGGTTGACGGAACTCATCCATGACATCTTAGGTTTTCTGATGCGCTCACACACGTGTGCGTTAAGGGGAACCTAGAATCCAAAGGAATCAAAAATCTATCCATTTTAAATTTTATAGTATATGAATAAAAAATTAGAGATATGGATAAGGGAAAATCGTAGAAAATTAATTTCTACACGCCCTAAAGCGGAGAGGTTCTTGTTAGAGAAGTTGCCTCGAAAATATAAAAAGTCGGCAAAGATACAGCATCCTATAGTTGTTAACGACCATGTATATTTTATAGATATTTATCTTCCAAGCATTCAGGTCGCTATTGAGGTTGATGGGTGGTCTCATGCTGACAGACAAGAAAAAGACAAAATCAGAGATAAAGAACTTTTGGGTTTAAACATTAAAACACTTCGTATTAGTAACACCGAAGTTTTTGTTGATGATATAAGGAACTTGTTTGTTGAAGCTGTCAAAGATTACCCTCCAATTAAGAAACTTACAAAAAAGGAGAAGAGGGATAGAATCGAAAAGCAAAGAGAAAAATTGAAAGAGATATTTCAGAATATTAAAGATAAATAGCTTATGGAATTGAATGAATTGATTAGAAGTGCCCTGAGTGATGCTAAGTGGTTAATTGCTAAGGGCGGCACGGATAGGGCAGAAGTCTTGAATCGTGTGCTGGGTTATATTGATGATGCTTTGAAGGAACTGGATGGTGCAGACCTCATTGACCTCAACAAGGTATGGCATCAGGCGAAAGATGTTATGCCACCAAGAATTTATGGTGGCAATCATGCAGACTTGCTGTGTGTGCATCAGTTCAAGCCTACCTCTCATCCTATCCTTACTCATGAAGAGTACTGCCCTGAGGAGGAAGCGTATCTTAAAGCGAGTCCGAATGACTGGTGGTGCAGAACTGGGGATTTGTTGAAGAAGGAACATCGTGAACTTTATTGGAGATAGATATATTAATTTAAATTTAAGATTATGAGTGAATTATATTGGTTAGGTGTTTTGGGCAACTTGCATGCTTGTGGTGAAGTTGTCGTTTTTTTTTCTATTTTAGTGTTACTTGGTTTAGGTTTCTGGACGATTACGTTCGGTTCTGATTATGAAGAACCTTTTAAAATGATAAAAAGAAAGATTAAGTGTTCTATATATGCTTTGGTTTTTGGTGCAACTATTTGTGTATTCATCCCTTCCACAAAGAGTCTGCTTATCATCTATGGAGTAGGTGGCACTATTGATTATCTCAAAGAAAACAAGGATGCTAATAAGATTCCTGATAAGTGCATTAAGGCTCTTGACAAGTATCTTGATGATGCGTTGAAGGAAGACAAAGATAAGGAGTAACTATGGTATCAGAATCAGCAAATTATTATAGAACTCACCCAGCAGCTAGGGCACGAAAGGCTTCCTACGATACTAAGTTCGAGTCTTCCCCTGCTCAGAAGGCTAAGCGTAGGGAATTGGCTCGGCACAACGCTGCCCACGATAAGAAGTATGGGGCAGCTTCTCGCAAGGGTATGGATGCTAGCCATACATGTTCAGGAATCAGGTATAAGCCATCATCGGTGAATCGTGGTTCCAAGACGGACATGGCTGGGGATAGAAGGGCTAGAGGCGGTCGCTGATAGTGAATCTTTCCAATTTGGAAACAACTGGAAAGAATTGGAAACAAGAAGGGGAGTGCTCACGCATTCCCCTTACTCTTATCCTAACTTACAATCTTAAAACCACTAAACCTAAAACCTATGAAAAAACAATCGTACTATTTAAACGAAAAAGAATCATCCTTCCTCTTCTGACATCTGTCTTAACTTCTCGGTAAGCGCATTGTGAACCTCACGCTTATCGTCAAGAGTGACGGTCTGTAGCTTAGGGCAATTAAACTCCAGTATTTTGATGAAAGTTGATACCTTGTCTTTAGGCTCGCACTTATACCAAGCTTCCATAAAATCATCCCAGGCCTCTCTGGAAAAATCGGCACAGAGTTCACGAAACTCCTTCTTGATAGGAGATTCATATCCCTTCTGTTTACCTCCAGTCTTTGCTCGTCCTTTCTCGAACTGACCTCTAGAATTTCTTTCTGTTGCCATATTTTTTCTGTCTATTAATGCCGCAAAGTTACTAATTATTATTTATATGCGAGTTTTATCCGTTAATAATTGAATCAGAAGCACGAGTATTAACGGATAAAATATGATTTTCGGCTAGTATTATTAACTTTGCCACATTATTAATAATTAAAATACATATATATGTTAGGAGCATTAATTGGGGCAGGTCTTGGACTTGCAAGTAGTATCGCTGGTGGTGTAGCTAACCGCAAGGCGAGACGTAAGCAGGAGCAGATGATTGCCCAGCAACAGAGAGAAAATCAGGCATGGTATGACCGAACATATAATGCCGACCCGACCAAGCGTGCTGATACCGTGCGCTTGCTTACCCAGATGCAGGAGCAGATTAAGAACCGCAATAAGGCTGCTAAGGGAAGACAGGCGGTGATGGGCGGTACGGAAGATTCAACTACTGCGGTTAAGGAAGCGAACAACAAGACTCTTGCAGATACTACATCACAGATTGTAGCTGCAAATGATGCTCGCAAGGATAACATCGAGCAGCAGTATAGAGAGCGCAAGAATCAGTTGAATAGTCAGCAGATGGGTATTGAAGCTGAGAAGGCTGCTGATACCGCCAATGCCGTTGCTGGTGTGGCTGGTACTGCTGCCAACATCGCTGCAACGATTGATAGTGGTGCTGGTGGTGGTGTGAAGAAAGCACCGAATATGAATGTGACTAAGGAGCAGTTGAATGGTATAGACAAGAATCCAAACGATACTCTTGGCTTGAAGGCTAAGACTACTGGACTGCCATCGCAAGGTGAGCTGAATAGTCTTGGTGCGAAATTGCAGGAACAGAAAGTAAAAGCATAGCCTATGAAAGCATCAGATATGTTACGAAACAATAATGGCTTGAAGACTACACAGAGTGTACTCAACAAGCAGCAGAGTGGTGTGGATGCAGCACAGAAGGCTATTCCTGAACAGATAAATATGAACACTGCACAAGCTATGCTCCATGGTAAGGAGGAGCAGCTTACTCCTCCAAAGGATGCCCATGAGCAAGCGGTGAGAATGAACCAGCAGACTGCCGAAGGTATGCTGAATGGCTCTATCCCTATCGTGAAGAAGGAAGAGCCGAAGCCTGAACCTAAGCAGGAGCCAGAGGAAAAGCAGTTGACCTATGCCGACATGTATAAGATGCTGAATCCTGATATTTCGGAGACTGCTGAACAGAAGGCAAACAGAGAGAAGAAGGAGCGGACTAAGGCTCGTATCGCTGCGCTGGGTGATGGTCTTCGTGCGCTTTCCAATATCTACTTCGCTACCAAGGGAGCCAAGGTGGTACACAATCCTGAGTCGGATATGACTAAGGCGGTGAATAAGCGCAAGGCTTATATGGATGCCCAGCGTGAGAAGAATCGGGCGGCTTGGCAGACTGGCTACCAGAGGGCACTTGCTCTTGATGAGGAAGCTCGTAAGAACAACCTGACTCTCGCTGAGCTGATGAGGTATCATGATATGCAGAACGACATTAATAAGGTGAAGAACGACCAAGGTCAACAGAGAATTGACCAAGGAAACAGAAGACTTGATTTGTCTAAGATGAAGTATGATACTGATGTAGACTACAAGAAGTCTATCTTGGCTATCAAGAAGGCTCTGGCTGATGGGCAAATCTCTCATTGGCAAGCACAAGAAGCTATCCAGCGTATTAACGCTGCAACTGGTCGTATTCGTGCGAACAAGTCGGGTAGTAGCAGTTCAAGAAAGGGTTCGTATTCAGGAGAAGTTGATGAGTATATGGATTTGATGGAGAAAGACCCTGATGGTATGGCTGAGGCTGCAAGGGAAGTAAAGAAAATGGGCTACTCTCCTAAGACGGCAGCAGGGAAGAAGGCTCAGAAGATAGCCTATCAGCGTAAGCATGGTAAGACTAAACAGAACCATACATCATCATCCAACAATGGTGGAAAGAAGAAGACTGGTGTAAACTGGTAACAGAAAAGGTAACAAAAAAAATATATATCATGGCAGAAAGACCATTATACACTTTATACAAGAATCTGAAAGCACAGAACTATGATGTGCCTGATGATTACAATAAGTTTGAGAGTGCTCTGACAAGAGACGGAAAGGGCGGTGCGGATAATAGACACGCTATCTATGAGAACTTGAAGGCTCAGAACTTTGATGTTCCATCTACTTATGAGCGTTTTTACTCTGCACTCTTTGAACCTCGTAGCAGGACTTCATCAAGAGCGAAGGGCGGTAGTGTTCCTATGAGTGCTGCTGACCGTGCTCGTTTCTCTGCTGGGGCAGCAGCTATATCGGCTAGTGCTCAGCAGGCAATGAACAATGCTGGCAGATACAACCGACTGAAACAACGCAAGAAGAAACAGCAGAAGGATTTCGGTCGTGTGAACTTGGGTACACACAAGACTCCTTATGGTGGTGATGCAAACAATGTGGTGAAGGATGATTTCGTTTACAATCCTGAGACTGGCAAGGCTGGCGCATACGTTACCTCGGACAATGAGAATGTTTATTCTCTTCCTGAAGCTGAGCAGAGTCAAGCACAGGATATTGCTTATCAGGATGCGGTTGATACTGGTGAGATTCCATCTGCTTTTGATGTTCGTGACAAGAATGGTAACTATGACTTGCAGGAGAACATCAATAAGAATGGAACCTATCTTACTGAGGAAGGTGCTCAAAAGCAGTTTGACAAGAAACTGGCTGATGCCTATGCCCGAAAGAAGGAGATTGAAGTTGCTATAGCGGAAGACCATCGTCTTCATGGCAATCCTCTTCTCTCTTATGGTGCTAGTATTGGTGCTAGTAACGGAAGAACTGCTGAGCAGAGTGACTATAGCAACAAGTTGGCTACCTCTCTTGCTCTGGTTAATGAGCAGATTGGTGCGCTTGAAGCGGTGAAACAATATCCTACAAGTAGCTGGGGTGAGGATGCCTTGAAGGCTCTTGACAATACTGCCTTTACTGCCAAGACATGGGATTTCGGTCTGACAGACTTCGCTACCATGGGGCAGATGGAACGTATCAAGACAAAGATGGATAACAACATTCCTCTTTCTGGTTCGGATAAGATGCTCTTGAAGAGTAAACTGGGTGCGGATGCTGCTGCGGCTCTCGAAGACGAGAAGATGGGTAACGTCTATCGTTGGACTAAGATTGCAGGGCAGAGTCTCCCATTTATGGCTGACTTCTTCCTGACTGGCGGCTATGGTGGTATTACCAAGGGCATCAGTCGTGGAGCCTTGAAGTTTGCTGCTAAGCGTGGCATGGGCAAGGTGAGTGCTGCCATCTTGAAGAACACTGGTATCGTGGCTGGTGATGTTATCGGCTCGTATGCCATGGCTGGAACTGAACAGGCTTTGAAGACTGGAGCAGACATCATGCAGCGACATCTGGGTAATCTGTATCAGGATGAGCAGGGCAATTATAAGTTTGGTACATTCGATGAAAACGGAAACCTTCTGCATGAGGGTGGTGAGTCTATGGGTACTGCTCTCTATAAAGGTCTGACTTCTGCCATGGTGGAGAACTACACAGAGAAGTTGTTTGGTCATAACTATGGTATCAAGAAGGGTGCTGTCAACTTCATGGAGAAACATGGTATGAATACTTCTGCTGAGTTCTTCAAGAATATCGGCAAGAGTGGATGGTATACCAATTCCAAGAAGTGGATGGAGAAGTTCGGCATCAATGGTTTCGCTGAGGAAGTGATGGAGGAGGAAATTGGTATTCCTCTTCATGCCCTGCTGGATGGTGAAGGTAAGGTGAGCGACCTCCTTGATGCTAAGCAGCAACTCGACATCATCGGTGGTATGGCTATCTCTGTTGGTTCTATGTATGCGATGGGTGCTGGCTCCCGACCAGTAAAAGGTATCTACAATCGTGCTCAGTACTACCGATTCCGCAACAAGGTGAACGTGGCTGATAGTGATGCACAGAACCTTATGGGCGATAACTGGGCAGACATCAAGGATAAGATTGACAATGCAACCAACGAGCAGATGGGCGGTGTGCTGGCTGATATTCTCCGTCAGAGAGATACCATGACCAAGGAGCAGATTAATGCTGCTGTCAACTATGGTGTGAACCTGATGAAGATGCGTGGCTACAATATTGCCAAGACTGCTGAAATGAATGCCAAGGAGATTACCAATGAGTCTACAACTCCTGAGGAGCAGCATCAAACTGATATTGATAATGCTTATTCTGAGGGACATGATGCCGATGATGCAGACAAGCATGATATTCAGATTCAGCAGGAAGACCAGATGAAGACTCTTGCAGCAGCATTGGGTATCTCTGAGCAGCAGCTATCTGCCATGAGTGATGAGGAACTGGAATCACTGACGGGGCAGGATGATAAACTTGACCAAGCTATCTATGACTACCAGTTGTCTTCTGCCCGATACCAAGGTGTGGTTGATGATGCACAAGATAAGGTTGACCTCGCTGCTCATCAGGCAGAACAGAGAGTTGATATGTATACAGACCAGAGTCGTGGTTCCGTCCGTAATTCTACCATCAAAGCATCAGGTGGCTTGGAAGACTATGGTGTGTATATTATCAGTGGTAATATTGCTACTCATGATGATGGCTCCATTGATGTAAGCAATAGCGATGATATGATTCTATACTATGACCCGACAACCAATAGCGTTGAACATGCAGATGCGTTGATGTTCGCTGAACTGGGTGAAGAACTCCCTGCTGATGATGTGAAGGCTCAGGCGGTAGCTGATGCTAAAGAGAATGCTATCAAGGAAGTGGCTGGCATCATTGATGGAACCGTTGAAGTTGGTTCCCAGTTCAATGTGACTGGTGCTGATGGTATGGAGCATACCTATGAGGTGCTTGCTGACTATGGTGATGGTACTGCTTCTATCTCTATTGATGGTAACGTAGTGGAGAATCCTTATTCGTTTGAAGACTTGCAGAACTTGAAAGACTTGGAAGACCAGAAGAGACTGGAAGCTGCCAAGGCTCAGCGTGAGCAGTTGGAGAATGAACGTGCTGCCCAGCAGAATCAGGAGACAGAAGAAACTCAACCTTCATTTGATTTCAATCAGATTCTCAATGATGATGGAAACGTTGTACTCGTTGATGTGCTTGACAAGGATGGTAACACTAAATATCCTGACTCTAGATTGTTCCTTATTCGTGATACAGGTGCTAAAGCTAAGGTAGTTGAGTTGAAGAGTGATGGCTCTCTCGTTCCTCATGCTGTGAGCAAGAAGAATGTAAGCATGATTACTTCAATGTCTCTTGATGAGTACAAGCAAGCGATGGCTGAGACCTCAATGATAGAGGATAATAGAGGAGAGAATAGAGGTGAGATAGAGGTGGAAGCTCCGACAATAGAGGGCGAGACTGCTGCTCCTGAATCTGCTGAGACTCCTGCAACAGAACAGACTCCTGCTGCTCCTGCCATTACTCTTGAAGATGGAACCATCGTGCCTATGCTGGAGGATGGCAATCCTGACTTCTCGAAGCTGACTGCCGCACAGACTGCTGAGTTGTATGATACTCAGTTCGGTGAGGATGCAGATAGTATCGTATCTGGATATGTGTCTGATGCAAAGAAGGCACTCGATAAGGCTAGCAACATGACCGTGAAGGGCAAGACTTTCGTGGAGCAGAAGGCTGCTAAGGATGCCAAGGAGAAGGCGATTGCTGATGCTCAGGCGGCTTATGACTCTGCTATCGCTATCCGTGATGCTTATAACGAGCGACAACTGGATAAGGTGGAAGATACTGCTGAGGGTAGAAAGGAACTCATTGAGAAGGCAAGAAGAAAGTTCGCTCGCTTGAAGAGTGCGGTCAAGGATGATGCTGAGGCTGTATCACAACTCTATAGAGAAACTATCGGTTCTCTCCTTCATCGTCTGTATGACTCTACTGGTATTGACGTGACTGACACAACTCCGCTTACTGCTGAGGAGTATGTGGCTAGCAACCTCGGTGCTCACTCTCTCAACTATGAGGGAACAGAGACAAGCAAGGGTGTTAAGCAAGAGACTGGATTGAGCAGAGAAGACTTTGCCAAGACTCAGTTGCTCGCTGCTGATGGCAAGGGTACTACTATTGATGCGCTCGTTCATAGCTTGTGGGAGAATCGTCCATCCAACCTTGAATCACTAGACACTCAGGATATTCGTAACGTACTTATCGGTGTACTCAATAGCGGTTTCAAGGCATCGGAAGCGAGGAACTTTGTTGAAAATATTCGCATTGCTCAGGCAGAGAACATACTTGAAGAGCAGAAACGTGCTCAGGAGAATGCAGCCTATGCTGAGCAGCACAAGGCTGAGTCAGAGGCCGAGTTGAAGGCGAAGTCGGATGAAAAGGCTGAGTTGAAGGCGAAGTCAGAGACGAAGTTGGATAATGAATCGGATAATGAATCTAATGATTTGTCTAATAAATCGGATAATGAGAATATAAATGACAATATAAATGATAATATAAATACTCTCACTCCTGAACAGCAGAAAGCTAAGGAAGATGGCGAGAAGTTAGGTTTCCCTGCTTTTGACAAGGAAGGTGAACCTATCAATGAATATGTCGTAGAACTTGCAGAATGGGCAAAGGAACAAGGCTTAGAGATAGACCCTACATCTAAGTGGAATAACTATGCTGACTTGTTTATTATGTGTAAGGATGGATTCGGTGTCGGTACGTTGGTTCCTGATAGGGGTGAGTCTATCAATCAGGTAGTTTATTTCCCTGATAACGTGCAAGGTTTTGACCAACTATGGAAGCTGCATGAGGAGTTTAATGTTGGTCGTGACCTTAAACACTCTGCTGATATGGATAATGAGCAGACACAAGGTGCAATGTTCTATGATGGCGATACTGCTAGAGAGTTCAAGGAGTTTGTTGACAAGAAGGTAGAGGAGCAGAATAAGGTGTTCGGTGAGCAGAGACCTGAGGAAGACCTTCCTTTCTCTGCTAAGGAGAATGGCAAGCAGCAGACAACTGCCGAGCGTGCTGCTGACGTAGAGAAGAATAAGGTGGATGATATGAAGGTCGTTGACAATATCGTGGGCGAGAAGACTCGCAAGGCTTTCGAGAGACTGGCTAAGATGATGGGTGCTAACATTCAATGGCAGTACTCTGATAAGTTGGGCAACGGCTGGATTCAGGAAACCAAGGATGCCGATGGCAACGTTCATCGTACAATCTTCATCACTCTTGACTCTTCTATCACGGAAGGTGCTCAGTTTATCTTCGGTCACGAAATGACTCACCAAATCAAGAACCTGAACCCTGCTGCATACAATGAGTTGACTCAGCTTGTGATTGATTCTTATGGCTCTGATGCCTTCGACAAGGCGGTAGATGAGACTATGAAGAGATATTCTGATGCTGGATTCTCTGGACGTGCTAGAGATTACTATGCTGAGGAGGTTGTTGCTGATGCGGTAGGCGAAATGATTCGTGACATCAACTTAGCTCACACTCTCGCTATGAAGATGTCCCATCCTCTGCTCGCTGCTATCCATGAGATATTGCTGAAGATTAAGTTGGCTTTCTATGGTACAGAGTATAGCGATGTGACCAAGAACATCATCCGCTCCATTGAACAAGCCTACGTGAAGACTGCCAATGGGGAAGTGACAAACTCCGAGACTGGTGAAGATGTTTCCTTCTCTCTCCGTCAAAAGCCTGAACCTAAGAAGAAGGGCATCGGCTACAAGGTGTTCGTATTGAAGGATGGCAAACTCTATCCACCTATGGTATCGAACCCTAATGGTGCTGCTACTCCAGTTGGTGTGTGGCTCGATGCTGATGCGGCTCCTATTGCAGGAGAAAGCAAGACTGGAAGACCTCAGGTTAAGCAGGGCGGCAAGGGAACACAAGGCGGTAGCGGTAAGTTAGCCTATAGACCAGGCTGGCATCTTGGTGTAGTGCCTTATGCTATCCAGTTTAACCGCAAGGATGCTGAGGGCAACAAGACTCTCTTCCCTAAGAACTTTGTCTTCGCTGAGGTGGAGTATGCTGCTGACGTTGATTATCAGGAGGAAGCTCGCCAAGAGGGTATCAATCCATCGGGCAAGTATCAGCATTCACTCGCTGGCTTGAAACATCTGCCTACTGATGGTTTCTATATGTATCGTACAAACCCGAACCCTGAGACTGACCCTTGGGTGATTACTGGTGCGATGAAGGTGAACCGTATCTTGACCAGAGCAGAGCAAGCGGAACTTGTGAAGAATGCTGGTCGTGAACCTCAGCAGATTCAGGAGGGCGATATTGTTACTGATGATGTTGTGAACAGCATCAATCAGGAGATAGCTGATGCTCCTAAGTTCTCGTTAAAGGTATATCATGGTAGCGGTGCTGACTTTACAGAGTTTGACTTCGACCACATGGGTGAGGGTGCTGGCTCCCAAGTATTCGGTTGGGGTGGCTACGTTACTTCATCGGAAGAGATAGGAAAAAGCTATGCTAATCTTTCAAGAGATTATGGCAGCAGAAACATATATAAGGGCGATATTCCGTTGACCAAGTTGGAAAAGGCTGCTTTGAGTTCATTCATTGAGAACAACAAGAATCATGAAGGGACATTCAAGGAAGGTGTTGCTGGTTCTATCGAGCGACAAAAGGCATTGATTGCTAAGCATCCGAACAATCCTCTTTCTAATAGTATCAAGAAGAGAATTGAAGTATTGGAGGGTGCTATGCCTAAACTGGATAGTATCTCTTGGGATGATTTCGTTCCAAGTGGAAAGAACCTCTATGAGGTAGATATTCCTGAGGATAATGGCAGTAACTATCTGGAATGGGAGAAGAAACCATCTGATGAGGTTGCAACAAAGATAATTGAAGGTCTTTATGGCTTGGATGCTAAGACCCTTGATGATATGGCATCAAAGGATATTGTGTTCAGAACTCTGTTGTATGATTACATCAAGAATGCAGACAAGGAGCAGATGATTCCACTCCTTGTGAAGACTCATGCTCTAACTAGGGAAACTACCTATGACAATGGAAATGTTGAGGATGATATACGATTTGTGTACAATCGTTTATCTAGATGGATGGGCAGTCAAAAGGCTGCAAGCCAGTTCCTATCTTCTCTTGGTTTTACTGGCATCAAGTACCCTGCTGGAACAATCATGGGCGGTGTTGAAGGAGACGAAATCAACTATGTTATCTTCAAACCTGAGGATATGAAGATTACAGAACATACCAAGTTCTCCATCAAGACCTATCATGGCTCCCAAGCATCATTTGACAAGTTCGACCACTCCTTTATGGGTAGCGGTGAAGGTGCTCAGGCTTACGGCTGGGGTACTTATGTGAGCGAAGTGGAAGGTATCGCCAAGGCTTATGCCAAGGCAAATGCAAAAAAGAATGCGCCTTCAAGACTGATGTATCAAGGTAAGCCTATGACGTATAAAACTCCATCAATTATCTATCAAGTTGCCCTTGATATGGATAAGTTTAATATTTCCGCAAAAGAGGCTATATCAAAGATGATAGATGCTGATGAGAAGAAACTTGCATCCGTTGGCGACACCCCATTTGCGAAGATGAAAGCCAAACAAGTTCAAGATGAGTTGAAAGTTTTGAAAGATTTGAATCCTTCTGACTTCAAGATTAATGAGGACTATGATACTGTCGCACAGGATTTGATAGATACAAAGTCTGGTCTTGATTTATTGGAGGATGAGTTGAAAGATGCAAAATCCTATGTAGATTTGTACCAATCAAGACTTGATGAGGCTAAGGAAGAACTTTCAAAGGCAAAGGAAAGTGGCACTGGTTTAGGTGTTGATATGTATGAATCTGATGTTGAGTATTATAGCGAACAGGTTAAAAGATATAAGCAGAGTATAAAAACTAAGGAAAGTGACATCAAAGATGTAAAAACTAAGGTTGACGCTTTGCAGAAGAAGTTGGATTCCATGGAGAAACCACGCAACCTCTACTCTGTTGATATTCCTGATGATACTGGTCGCAACTACATCGGCTGGGATGAGCCTTTAGGTGCTGCTAAGATTATGCGTCTGCCAAAGGTATTCAAGGCTGATGGCTGGGAGTACAAGAAGGTTGGTATGTATGATACTTACAAGATTGATGGTAACGAACATGAGGTTTGGCTTGAACCAACTTTGACTACTGGCAAGGAACTTTATAGAGATTTGACGAATGCCCTAGGTAGCGACAAGGCTGCAAGCGAATTTCTCTCCAAGGCTGGCTTTGTCGGTGTGAAGGTTATCGCTCAGCGTAATACTGGCGGCAACAAGGAAGGCAAGATGAACTATGTTATCTTTGATGAGAACAATGCTCAGATTACCAGTCATACCAAGTTCTCGTTGAAGAAAGATGGCTTGACTCCTGAGATAGCAAATACTCCTGTAAATATTGTTGATGCTGATGAGGAACATGGCTTTAAGAACTATGCTGAGGCAAGAGAATGGGCTAAGAAGAATATTGTTAGAACTTACAATGATGAAGAAACTGGTGGCAAGGGTGAGATTAATATCAGTAATACTGCTGTTGGTAAGTATTTGTCTGAAAAGGCAGTTAAGAAGAGTGCAAACAAAGATGTACACATGAGCGTTTTGAAGGTCTTGCCTTCTATACTTCGTGAGAGTGTAGATGCTATTCAGCATGTTGACCGTAACAAGGTAGGAAATGAACGTAGTGAGGATTTTGGTGTCAATCCTGATGTTATGATACATCGTTGTTATGGTGCGGTGAATATAGGCGATAAGGTCTATGGTGTAAAGATTACTTTGAAAGAGAATGTAAGAACACACGAAAAAACAAAGCTATATAGCTATGAAGCAACAAAAATAGAGCTGCTGGACGGTCAAAGTGGAGACGTAGCTATGACCTCTCCCCGCAATTCCAACAACTCTATTACGGTTGCAAAGATAATAAAAGGTTTTGAAACTACCAAGAAAAATGGCGAAAAGTTTTCATTGAAGGATGAAAAAACTCTTGCAGGAGTGCATAACATTACTGAGGAGAAACTGAGAAAGGCTTTGAAGCTGGGTGGATTTGCCAATCCTTCTTTGGCTGTGATTGATACCAACAAGACTGCTCACGACAACTTTGGAGAGATTTCCTTCATCGCTCCTTCTGCCCTTTTGGATAAGCGTACTGGCAATACTGGCGGTACTTGGATAACTGATGCCTACACTCAACGTTATCCTTCCGTAGAGCGAGAAATGAGTGAAAAAGGGTATCGGAAGTTTGAAGACTGGGTTGATAGCCTTGATTACCCAAGTGGAGCTAAGGCTGAGATTGAGAGACAGGCAAAGGATGCCCTGAGCGACAATAATGCTCCTGCTTGGGAGTTGATGTACTTGAAGGAAAAGGGTATTGATATTAAGGAGTATGATTCTAGAATTGATTATCGCTGGAAAGAGATTATCAGTGACCATCCTACTGCTGAGGATATTCTGAATAGTATGAAGACTGACCCTGAACTGAATAAAAAGGTTACAAGTCTGGCTAAGCATGCCATCATCCATCCTACTTGGGAAAAGGTTTCTTTGGAGGTAAGAAGAAAGATGTATAAGGAGACTGGCGTTAAGGCTAGCCCTATCAATCCACAAGTAAGAAAACAGACTAAGGAAATCTTTGAGCGTGACTATGCGCCAACCTTGCTTAACAAGGACGGCAGTCCAAGAAAAAAAGATGTGAAGAAGGTTGTTGGGGATATTGTGAAGGAGCACAACGATACCAAGAAGTATGACTTCTATCTGTCTAAGGTGAAGGCTAGTAATTACGTCAACAAGAATGGTCTTTATGATGATTACATCAGATGGCAGGAGAACAAACTGGATGAGTTCGGAACGAAGAACCGTATCTTCCGTGGCTATACTAAGGATGGTTCCCGAAAGTATGTGCCTGAGACTCTTGAAAATGTTTCAAAGGCTATGAGGGAAGAAGCAGATGGGCAGACCAATGGAAGTGAATATACCTCGTTTGGTAGCTTTATCGCAAAGTTGGCTAGTCGTGTTGATTCTACAGACGAAATGCGTGCCAACAAGGATAAGTTGTCTTCTAATAAGGATAAGGAAGAGTTTTACGAGAAATGGAATGGGGTTTATTATGACCTTGCCAAGTTCTTGTATAATGATGTGTTTTATGGCGAGCAGAGACTTCACGATATTGTATTGCAGTCTGACCCTAAGAAGTATGCCAAGAAAGAATATGGCATTACCCTTACTCCTACCTTTATGAAGAAACTGGATGCCTTGAAGAATGCAGTACAGACAGAGTTGAAGAGTGCGTACTTTGAGACTAAGTACAACAGACCTCTCCGTCTCAACGAGTTTGCTGCTGCTGTAGTTCCAAACAATTTGGGCGATGATGTACGTAAGGGTATATCGGATGCTGGCTTGCCAATGTATGACTACGACCCGAAAAAGGATGGTGACCGCAGTCGTGCCTTCAATGAAGCTATCAATAGTAGCGACAATATCCGCTTCTCGCTGAAAGATGAGAAGGAGAAGATTGTGGCTGATGCCAAGGCAAACGGAACATACATGATAGCTCCTAATGGTGAGAAAACCAAACTGGATGCAGAACAATGGGCAACCGTCCGTACTACCAACTTCAAGAACTGGTTCGGAGACTGGGAGAATGACCCTGAGAATGCTTCCAAGGTGGTAGATGAGAATGGTGAACCTCTTGTAGCTTATCATGGAACAACAAATGATGAAACTACAAGCGTATGGAATGAAAAGACTAAAATGTATGATACGTCTCATGAGCCGTTTACGGTGTTCAAAAGAGAGGTAGATGGACTTCCTAATAGTGGTCTGTTCTTTAATAGTAGTGAGGATAATGCCTATGAGTATGGTTATAATAACTATGCTGTATATCTGAGTGCAAAGAATCCACTTGTTATAGATTGTAAGGGAAGCTTGTACAATTCTATTAAACATGATGGGAAAACGATGGACACATACGATTGGGCTAACTGGGCAGAGGAGAATGGATATGATGGAGTTATCTTCAAAAACATCAAAGATGGTGTTGATTACGGTTCGATGCAATATACAACGGATGATTACGTTGTGTTCAAATCTAACCAAATCAAGTCTGCCGAGAATAACAATGGCGATTTCTCTGCCGACAATAATGACATCCGTTTCTCTCTGAAATCTATGATGGCGAAACCAGAGGGATGGAAACGAGCCAACAAAAAGGCTATACATATTGCAGAAGCTATTGAGCGTGACCCTAAGTTCTCATTGAAGAACCTTGATGGCACTCTCATTAAGGCTGGAACCTACTTTAGCGGTGGCGGTCTTGTTGAGGAAGGCTTGAAGGGTATCATCGACCCAGTGGTAGCTGTGGAGTATGACGAGAAGATAAGCGGTGTTTATCGCAACAACTTCGGGCAGCACATCGTTACTGCTGATGTCCGTGACGTTGACCCTAAGGAATTGGTTAAGCAGATTGATGGCGAGGTGGAGTATTTCCATGCTAGCCCAGTCTGCAAGAACTACTCTCAGGCGAAGAATAACCATGCCGAGGTTGAACTTGACAAGGAGACTGCTGCTAGTACAGCGGAGTTTATCAATTCGGTTAAGCCAAAGGTGGTGACTATTGAGAATGTGAAGGGATATAAGGATTCGGATGCCATGAAGACTATCACGGATGCGCTTGATGCCAACGGATATACTTGGGATGCAGATGTCTATAACGCTGCTGACTTTGGCGGATATACTAACCGAGAGAGATTGATTGCCCGTGCTGTTCGTGATGGTAAACTCCCTGCTAAGCCAAAGAAGATGGAACACAAGAGCGGATGGTATGAAGCTGTGGCTGATATTATCCCGACCCTAACCGAGAAGAAGAATGGTGTTGCTAATTGGATGGATGTCCGCTTGAAGGCTGATGGTATTGACTGGCGAAACATTGATAAGCCATTATATGTGATGGGTAGTGCCTACGCTGACGGCAAGATTCCTCATGCTTTCGCTGACGAACTGCTGCCAACACTTAGAACCAAGAGCGGTGACGTGATTGTGATGCCTGACGGCAAGGTATATCGTGCCATGGGAAGAGTGCTCGCTAGAGTATCAGGAGTGAGCGATGATTACAAGATGCCATTCTCCGAGAATCTGAGCCATACCATCATCGGCAACGGAATACCTACCCAGTTGACCGAGCATGTTATTGCTCCTCTGCTTACTGGCTCTGACCCTAAGTTTAGCATCCGTACCTATCATGGTACTGGTGCTAGCTTCGACAAGTTCGATTTTAGCCACATGGGTGAAGGCGAAGGTTCACAAGCATTTGGCTGGGGTGGTTATGTTACCAACTCTAAGGATATTGCTGAGGACTACACAAGACGTGCCAAGATAAGGAAAGATAATGGCGGTTTTGAATTTGTGACAGATATGTCTGCCAATAACAAAGATATGGTAAGACACTATATCTATAAATATAAAGATGTAGATAAGGGATTGGATGCTATGAGAAAAGACCTTTCTTCTGCTCTAGAAATGTTCCCTGATGATGATAATTTGAAGGAACTTAGCGATATTCTTGCAAAGAAGAATGAGGAAATAGCTGTTCCTGATGATATTGCTTATCTTTACGATGTGGATATTCCTGATGATAATGGAGATTATCTTGACTGGGAGAATAAATTGAAAAAATCTCATTTGAACAAGGTAAATAAGGAGTTGGTTAGAATTGGCAAGGAACCTATTGAGGCCATTTATCCAAGTCGTGTTGATGGTAAGGTAAGAGGTCAAGACCTATACGATGAACTTTCCTCTATGCTTGGTTCTAAAGAAGCAGCTAGTAAGTTGTTAAGTGATGCTGGCTTTGTTGGTATTAAATACCCTGCTGGAACCATCTTTGGAGGTGCAAAGAAAGATGATTACAACTACGTGATATTCGATGAGAACAATGCCAATATCGTGGGTAATACCAGATTCTCCTTGCGCTATGACCAGTTTGAGCATGACCTGAACCAGTGGAAGAAGGATAACAACCTGCCAAAGGATGCACAGCGACCAACCATCCCACAACGCAACGCTGGTGAGAGTGCCGTTGACTTCCTGAAGAGAGTGGACGAGTATCGCAAACAGATGGCTCTGTGGAAGACTGCTCCAACCTACGAGCAGCATCTTTTGAGTGATGATACTGCCCTTGGAGAGTTTAACCGAGAGTTGCAGCGTGGTTCTGTACTCAAACGTATCGCCTTCCAAGATAGTATGCTGGCTATCCGCAAGGCTCAGGAAGCTATCATGAAGGAAGTGGGTGTTGACCGCCTGAATATGGCTGAGGATGCCTATACTGCCGAGAACAGAAGTCACGGCAAAGGAAAGAACGAGTTTGAGGAGTACAACAATGAGTTCTTGCAGCCATTGAGAAAGGCTTATCATCAGATGAAGAAGATACTGGGTGACAGCTATGATAATGTCCGTATCTACATGATGGCTAAGCATGGCTTGGAGCGTGATGCTCAGATGGCTTTCAAGAAGTCACTGGATGCAGACTTTGAGGACGTGGCTCAGAGAAGTGCGGCATACAGGGCTTACAAGGGCGATATGAACCGTATTACCAATGATAGCGATTTGGAGTTTGGCAGAGTGGATTTCAATACTTGGAGACAGAGAGATAACGCACTTAGAACGAAATACTCTCCTTCCTATATGGACTATCGCTATGATGAGAATGGTATCGCCTACGATTACTCAGGCTTATCGGCTCTCTTCGGTGGCTCAGACTTTGAGGAAGCTGCCCACAAACTGGTAAGGGATATTGAGAGTAGTCATGTAGCTGAGGTGCAAGACCTCTGGAATGCTACGAATGCGGCTACAAAGAAGATTCTCCGTGATGGCTATAAGGCTGGCATGATGAGCAAAGATACTTATCTGTATGTGCGTGATATGTATAGCCATTATATTCCTCTCCGTGGATGGGATGGCACTACTGCCGACCAAGTATGGGACTATGTAGGTGGTGGCAAGGGTGCGTTCAATCAGACATTGAAGACCGCACACGGACGTACCTCTATAGCTGATGACCCTATCGCTTACATCGAGAATATGGCAGAGAGTGGAATCCTGCTGAACAACAAGAACTGGGTGAAGCAACACCTGATGCTCTTGGCTCAGAATCATCCAACCTCTCTTCTCACCCTGAGCAAGGCTTGGTACGTGAAGAGTACGGATGCCAACGGCAACGAGGAGTGGATTCCTGCTACACCTCAGATTACTTCTCAGATGAATAGCAATCAGGTGAAGGCTACCATTGATGCTTTCGAGCAGAAGATGGAGAATATGGCTCAGACTGGCGATGCTACCCAGCAGCGAGAAGGCTTGAACATAGCCTATCCTCAGACTCATAGCGAGGAGAGAGAACATGAGGTAAGAGTGATGAAGGATGGCGAGGAGTATGTTATCTATGTGAATGGTGACCCGCAGTTGGCTCAGGCGATGAACAATACTAGAGCACACCGAGTGAGAGAGATTCAGAGCGGCAAACTGGATAGGGCTGCTGCTTGGTTGGGCAGAAAGATGGCTGCTGCCTATACCAGTCTTTCACCTCTCTTCATTCCTTCCAACTACTTCCGAGACCTGACCATGACGCTGGCATCTACCGCTATTCGTGAGGATGGCAGATACAACTATCTGCTAAGAAAGAATCTTGCTACCTCTTGGAATCTCGGTTTCATGCTGAGAGACTATCAGAACGGCAAGTTGAGAGATAAGGTAAACAACGGAAACGCTACTCCAAAGGAACAGATGTTCTATGACTTCATGATGAATGGTGGCGAAACTGGCTTTGTCTCTTCGCTTGATGTGGAAGACTTGAAGAAGAAATTCAAGAATGACTTGAAGGATTTGGATAGATGGAAGGCGAACCCAGTAAAGGTAGGGCACACCATCATGGATAGTATCGAGTTCCTGAACAGAATGATTGAGGATAGTAACCGATTTGCGGTTTACATGACCTCTATTCAGTATGGACGTTCTATTGATGAGGCTGTGAATGATGCCAAGGACGTAACATTGAACTTCAACCGCAAGGGTACTGGCGAATATGGCTGGCAGATGATTAGAAACCTCTATCTCTTCATCAACCCAGCAGTACAGAGTTTACAGACATTGGGTGCGCTTGCCAAACATCATCCGTTCAAGTTCACGGCTGTTACTGCATCGTGGTTGGCGAGTGGTGTGCTGGTTCCTATCGTCAACGCTGCCCTGATGAGTCTGTTGGGCGGTGATGATGATAAGGATAAGTACTGGCAGTTCACCAAGTGGGATAGACGAAACAACCTGATTATGTGGGTTCCGTTTACTCATGAGTATGTGAAGATTCCGCTTGCTCAGGAGTTCCGTGCCTTCTATGGAGTAGGCGATATGATTGCATCCAAGATGATGGGTGGAGAGTTGGCTGAGGAAAGTTGGAGCCAGTATGCAGAAGACTTGCTCGGTCAGGTGGTGGATATGCTTCCGCTCGACCCTACTGGATATGACGGAAATATTGCAGTCAGTCTGATGCCGAATGCTATTCGCCCAGTTTTTGAGTTGGCTTTTAATGTTGACTTCACTGGCAAGCCATTATTCAAGGACACAGAGTATAACAAGTATGACCCTAACTTTACCAAGGCATACGTGGGCACTCCTGATTGGTTGGTACGTGCATCTAGGATGGTTAACTCAATCGGAAACGACTATCCTGATGTGCAGCAGAACAAATGGGATGCTTTGGGTAACCCAAGATACAACCTGAATAACCCTGCCGTGGTTGACCATGTTTTGTCTTCTTATCTCGGTGGTGCTTACACCATGGGCAGCCAGGTACTCGGTTTGCTTACCAAGTCGCTAAATGACCGGAAGGAAATCAAGGTTGCTGATATTCCATTGGTAAGCAAGTTTGTCAGCAACCCTGATGATAGACCAGTCAGCAAAAAGCAGGGAGATGAGTTCTGGGATAAGAAGGAATACTACGACCGTGCTTCCAACACAATTAGCAAGTTGAAGAAACAAGCTAAGATTGATGGCGATTATTCCCTGCTTGAACGTTTCTATGGCTCTGAGGAATACAAGACTTACAAGTTGTATGAGAAAGATGTAAAAGATTACAATGAGGCAAGAAAGAAGGAACGTGCGGAGGAGAGCGGTGATGAGTACAGACCACACCAACTTAATGCTGAGGACATCTATAATAATCATGCTACCCCTATGGATGAGTTTGAGGATATGAAGCTGAAACAACTCTTTGAAAAGTTAAACTCATTCAAGACTAGATATGATGCTATTGTAGATAATGCCCCAAATGAGAGCGATGGCTACTACAACACCAACAAGGCTGCCATTGATGCCATTGACGAGATTTCCCTTGATAAGCAGGAGATTTCCGAGTTGAAGAAAGGTTTCTTGGATGATGGCAAGGATGCCTACAACGCTGAGGACATGAAACAGATTCGTGAACTGAGAAAGAAGATTCTTGCCGTGCTGGAAAATGCTAACAAGGTAGTTGTGGCTAACCAGAAGGCGAAGACTGAGAAGTAATACATATATGACTATCCCCTGAAAGTGCTAGGCTTTCGGGGGATAATTGCTTTCAATCTGAAACTTTTTGCCTCTATTTCTTGTAGTAATTTATCAATCTGTAAGTATTTGTGAATTTTAACTATTAAAAATATCCTAAATTGTTATGTTCCAATTATTTCTTTTTATATTTGCATCATCTAAGAATATCTGAATCTCAGGTGATTACATCAGCAAAAGAATATCAAATCATTATAAACTTAAAAAATGAAGGCTTATGAAACAATATGAAGACGAAGACCTACGAGTCAAGAAGTTAATTGGAGAGATTACAAAACTTCTCCCTGAACGCAGCAAGATTAAGACGGATTTACTCTATTTCAAGTATGCCCCTATATTGGTCATGCTTTTTAGATGGTATGGTATATCTCAGTTCTATGACAACAAAATGGAGATAACACTATGGTACGAAGAGAATGAGGAACCTATCTGGTTCTTCTACTTCATCACTTACATTCTTTACCCGATTTCTCTTTGGAAAGGTCAGGTACTTCACAGATTGTGCGTGGAGTGGAGAATACCGCTCTTATATACAGCAGGAGTCAACGTAATACACATTATGTATGGTTCCATCGTTATCACAAACGAGATGTACTATTGTGATATGTTCCTGATTACACTCATTTTAATTATATATGCTTATGTCGCAATTAGTAAATTACAGCATCATCGAAGCTGGACTTCGTGCTCTCGCAGATAAGGCTCACGAATCAGCAGTAGCCCAAGCGGAAGGCAAACCTATCCCTTGCGGTCTGTCGGAAGGAGATATGGAACTGGTGGCACTTCTTACTGCCATGATGAATGATACACAAGCCAACAAGGGTTGGTGTGCTCACGAAATGGGCAAGTCTATCTCATCCTTTGAAAAGTATGTTCACGATGGCAAGATACCCGAAGGCATCCATGACCAGTTCGGGCATGAAAAGAAGTGGAATAAGTCGCTAATCAGATACTTCGCCAACAAGAAGGCTTTCTTCCACAAGCTATCACGAAAGTACGGCATCCATCTTTAGCAATCGCTACACATTATATATATAGGAGAGACCCAATCGCCCCTCCTGTATATTTACGACCTTTTCCGTAACCATAAATCTTTGCTCATCAAATGCTTATACTATCTTTTACGAGTTTATCAATCTATATCCATATTATTTGTATCTTTGCGCTCGTAACGTTACGAAGTGAGTTTCATAATTTAATGTTTAACGAAAGATTCAGGATAATATGGAAAGTAAAACGTATGTATTCGGAAATGAAGGCTCGACATCTAACAATGGGATGCTAGGTCTTCTTGCGCCTCTGCTCCAGAAGCAGGGTGTTGACCCAAATGTCCTTCTTGCCATGAAGGGAAACAATGGTTTCGGTGGTGAAGGTGGATGGTTTATGTGGGTTATCTTCCTCTTCTTCCTCATGGGTTGGGGCGGCAATGGATGGGGTGGCTTCGGCAATAATGGTCGTGGCGGTCTTGCTAACGAGATTAACAATGACTATGGTCGTGGTCTCCTGATGGATGCCATCGGTGGCAACCGCAATGCGCTCAGTAACCTTGCCACTCAGTTGAACTGCACAGAAGGTCAGATTCAGAATGCCATTTCTGCTTTGACTTCTCAGGTTCAGAGTGTAGGTAATCAGGTTGGTATGAGCGGTATGCAGACTATCAACGCTTTGCAGCAGGGTAATATGCAGATTGCTCAGCAGATTGCAAACTGCTGCTGCGAGAACCGTCTGGCTATCTGCCAGCAGACTGGTACTTTGCAGAATGCCATCAACAATGTAGCTACTGGTCAGGAGCGTGGCTTCTCTAACGTGGCTTACGAGACTCAGAGACAGACTTGTGACTTGCACAACGCTATCAAGGATAGCACTCAGACCATCGTTGACGGTCAGAAGCAAGCTGAGTTTAGGGAGATGCAGAACAAGATTGATGCGCTGCGTGAGGAGAACAGTACCTTCAAGTCTTCTGCTATGACTTCTCAGATTGTGGGTCAGGCGGTGGCTCCTATCAATGCGGTATTGGCAGGATTGCAGAACGAGGTGGCTGGCATCAAGTGTAAGCTTCCTGAGACTGTGACAACTCCTTACAGCCCATTCACTGCGGTTCCTAACTGCGTGGCTTATCAGGCTGGTTTGTATGGTTTGAATGCTGCCAACGGTGCAGGATTCTGGGGTTAAAGAAAGGAGGCTGCTATGTTATGGTTAAGACCATTTACTTGGGTGAATCGTAACGGTTCGGCGGCTATCGCTTCTACTGGCGTGAAGGTGAATACTGACGATGTGGTGTTCACCTTTAAAAACCACGCTTTCGTGAATGCCAACTATCGGGGTACGATTATCGTAAACCTGATGCAGGCTATTCCGACTGGAACGACTGGAACGCTGCCTATCCTTTTCGAGACCAACGGAGCGACACAAGCTGTTACAAAGTTCAACGGCAATCCTTTGACGGTAGCCGACATTGCAGGAACTGGAGTTTATCAGTTTTGGTTTGAGAGAGACACTAACACCCTTCAACTTATGACGGGTATTGTTTAACAAACAGAATAGATAATAGGAGATTACATTATGTTTCAAGGTTTAAGAACAAATTCTTTATTCTATGTCCTCGACAAGGGCGAGAACCCGAACTTGCGAATCGGTCAGGTGGTTTCAGTAAGCAATCCTCAGACGAAATACCCTACCTTCAACAATGGTTTCACTCCTCAACCTATGGAGACCGTCGTGGACGTAAGGGTGAAGCTGGGTGATGAGGAAGTGGATTTCAAGCAACTGCCTGCCAACGGACAGATAGCCAACGACAAAAATCTTGTGGTGAGCGACAACAAGGATGCCATGAGTGCAGAGGTGGATGCCATGCTGAGACAATCCAAGGCGATACTGGAGAGCGTAGATTACAACAAGAGGGTAGTAGAATCTTGTGAGGGAATGCTACAGCAACTCAACCCCCAGATAGCCAAGGAGAAGGAACAGACCGAGAAAATCAATAAACTGGAAGGTAAGGTTTCAGGTATTGAGGGCAAAATTGACAAGATGATGGGATGGCTCCAGCAGACCATGAACAAGTAATCTCCTACCTATCTATTCACTTAATATCTTATGATTATGGTAATGATTGAGATTACAGAAGATAAGTTCGATGATTTGTATGACAACATCGAGTCCATGCTTGGCTTTGGCAGCAAGGCTATGTCTTGTCTGAAAAAGATGAAGCAGGAGCGTATGGGCGAGCGTATGCCTGATTATCGTGACGATTGGCGAAGAGAGCGTGAGGAACGTGAAGAGCGTGAGAACAGACGTAGATTCAACAACGTGAACGATGATTGGAACTATCCTAACCGCTATGGTGAAAGAGGTGGTGGCGGCTACAATGGTGGCGGTCGCTAGTGTTTAACTTGGGAGTTTTGGTAGCGGCATAAATGTCGTGACCAGACTCCCTTAAATATTCAGTAATATGGGAAAATGCAGAATGCCATTGGATATGTATGACATGAAGCCCGAAGGGATGATTTCTTACCTGAGATACAATGGCTATCATTTCAGCAAGAAGATGTGCGAGTGGGCAGTTAAGCAGATGTACAAGTATGACCCTTCCACCAAGCGTGATGTTGGTATCTCGTTCTGGGATAAGGAGAAGGTGGATTCTCTTCTGCTTGGTCAGGGAATAGAGGTGAAGAATAAGGTGGGATATGACCATGTATATGTGGCGAATATGGCTAGGGCAGACTTTTACAAGTCTTCCATCAAGGATGAGGAACAGCTAGCCCAGTTCATCAAGGATATGGTGGATGATACCGACCAGAAGGATGGTTTCATCTTCAACCGATTCTATGCCGACTGCTGCCATAACGGAGTGCCTATCCCTTGGGAAGATGTGTTATGATGAGAAGAGTAATACAGCTTCCAAAATACGAATGGAGCATAGTATGTTTCATAGGTTATCAGCCATCTGATGCCGATGAGATATGCCATGCTCTTTCTGATATAGGATGCAGCGGCAATCCGTTATCGGAAGCTTACGAACATCTATGCAAGGAGAGTGCAGATAGGGGTCTTACCTACTCCAACCTAGCAGAAAGAAGGAGTGTTCTTGCCATTGGAAAATGTGAATCTGATAGCAGTATCATCAACACGATAGGTCATGAGCTTCTTCATGTAGTAGCGCATATCTGTGAGCTGGATGGAATTGACATGCTGAGTGAGGAGCCATGTTATATGATGGGGAGTTTGTGCGAGAAGTTCTTTGAACTTATGTGTTAAGCTTGCTGCATAAGAAAAGGGTGAATCGAAAGACTCACCCTTCTTCTTTATCTATATGGCTTACTCACCATACTTTGGCTCCTCATACACCAAGTTGTGCTCATCTACGTAAGCCTTGGCTTCTGAGTATGTGTCAAACTCTACTGCGGTGGTATTTACTGCTGGGAATACCTCAGCATTGTCACCTTCCTCTGTGAGAGTGAACACCATCTTGGTTCCCTCATGTACTACCTTATACTTCTTTGTTAACTTATTCATATCTTGTTTCCTTTCTTTACTTTAATGTTAAACTTGAATCCTTATGCAGGAGTGACAATTACAGTATAGCCCTTAGTCTGTAGAGTCTGTACTGCTGCATCTGATGCTGATGTTCGAGTACCAATTAAAGAGAGGGTTTTATACCAACTCTCTCCACTGGTAGGAATGGCAGCTTGACACTGTGCTAAATCTTGTAGCATCTTGTCTATGTTTGTAACTCGGACATGACCTTCAACTCCAAAAATGTTTGATGTTGAAGGACGGGATGTCCATGTGTATTGAGTAGTATTATCACCCTTCAAAGATAAAAAATGACATTTAGCTGGCACTTTAGCCAAATCACCTGTTATATTGTTTGAAGCTCTAAGATAGCCAATATTAGGACAAGACTCTAATTGTGCAATATCACCTGTAATAGAGAGTCCAAATAAGTCTATAGTTGTCAATGCAGTAAGATTCTTCAAACTAGCAATATCACCACTAACTTGTGAACTAGCCAAATTTATAATTGTCAATGCAGTAAGATTCTTCAAACTAGCAATATCACCACTAACTTGTGAACTAGCCGAATTTATAGTTGTCAATGCAGTAAGATTCTTCAAACTAGCAATATCACCACTAACTTGTGAACTAGCCAAATTTATAGTT